CACTAACTGTTGTTCCAGTAGGGGGAATTACACCGATAACCTTGCGCTACATGCGTATGGGGTTAAAGGCCTAACCAAGGAGATAAAAGATGGCAACCGTAACAAAAGACTTTAGAGTAAAAGCGGGGCTGGTAGTTGAGGGATCAACCGCAACTGTAAACGGCCACGACATATTAACAGAAGCATTAGTAGACACAAAAGGTGATTTACTAGTAGCATCTGGTCCAGACGCAGTAACTCGTCTTGCAGCAGGAACAGACAACTATATTCTTACTGCAGACTCAAATGCAACAAATGGTATTGCATGGAAAGCACCACAGGCAGTTGGAGTTTTTGATTCAAGCATTTCATTTGAAGGTGCAACCGCAAATGATCACGAGACAACACTTCAAGTAACCGATCCAACCGCAGATAGAACTATCACACTTCCAGATGCAACTGGAACTGTAGTTCTTCGTGACACAACAGACACATTATCAAATAAATCAATTGCTTTTGGATCAAACACTATAACAGGAACAATTTCTGATTTCAATACTGCATTAACCGATGCAGATTTTGCAACATTATCAGGTACAGAAACTCTTGCTAACAAGACTCTTACCTCACCAACTGTTTCAGGTTTGTCCCTTTCAGATTCTTCAATAGTATTTGAAGGTGCAACTGCAAATGATCATGAAACAACTTTGTCAGTAACTGATCCAACTGCAGATCGTACCATTACAATTCCTGACGTAACAGGTACAATTATTACAACTGGAGATTCATCAACTGTAACAAACTCAATGCTTGCAGGATCAATTGCAAATGATAAACTTACAAACTCAGCAATTACTATTAATGGTACATCAACTTCTCTTGGAGGTTCACGTACATTAGGTTCTGATGACATTGCAGAAGGTTCAACAAATAAATACTTTACAGATGAAAGAGCACAAGATGCTATAGGAACTGTAGTTGGTAATGGTCTTGACTACGATGATGACACAGGAGCAATTTCTGTAGACCCTTCAGAATTTGCACTAAGCGCTGTAGGAGCACCAACTGGTGCAGTAAGCATGGCAACATACAAGATTACAGGTCTTGGAACACCAACAGATGCAACAGATGCAGCAACAAAAGGTTATGTTGATAATGCAGTTGTAGGTATTGACTGGAAAGCATCAGTTCGTGCAGCAACTACTGCAAACTTAGATATTTCTTCAGATCTTGAAAATGGAGACACAGTTGATGGAGTAACTCTTGCAACTGGTGATCGTGTTCTTGTAAAGAATCAATCAACTGGCTCACAAAACGGTATTTATGTAGTAGCCGCTTCAGGTGCAGCATCTCGTTCAACTGACTGCGATACTGCTGCAGAACTTACAGCATCATTTGCGGTATTCGTAGAAGAAGGAACTACAAATGCTGATTCTGGATATACATTAACAAATAACGGTACAGTTACTGTAGGAACTACAGCATTAACATTTACACAATTTACTGGTCTTGGACAAGTAGTTGCTGGAGATGGTCTTTCAAAGACTGGAAACACACTTAATGTAACTGCTGGAACTGGTATTAGTATTACTGGTGATGCAGTTACAAACGATGGTGTACTTTCAATTACTGGCACAGCAAATCAGATTACTGCAAGTGCATCAACTGGCGCAATTACATTATCTGGTCCACAAGATCTTCACTCAACAGCAACACCAACATTTAGCGGTGTAACAGTAGGCTCTGTAACACTTACAGATGCTTTACTTGGTACCGCTGCTGCAACTGCTTCTGACTCAGCAACAGTTATTGACTCATGGTCAACATCAACTTATTCATCTGCAAAATATATTGTTCAGATGAAAAAGGGTAGCGATATTGAAGTAATTGAAGTTCTTGTAACAGTAGATGGATCAAATAACGTTTACCTAACAGAATATGCAGATGTAATTAGTAACGCAGTATTGGGAACAACAGATGCCGATTATAACGGTGGAAATGTTCGTCTCCTAGTTACTGGTACAACATCAGATACTTCTGTTAAAGTACACAAAACATATATTGAAGCATAATTAGATAGAATAGAGGTCGGAGATGGCAACCGTAAATAAAGACTTCAGAGTAAAGCACGGCATCAACGTAGCCGAAGGCGGAATCTTTGGATCAACAGTCACAGTTGCCACTCCTACTCAAAATTCACATGCTGCAACAAAACTGTATGTAGATACTGCAGTAGGATCTCCACAACTTCCAGTTGGCGCTACTCCACCAGCATCTCCAGAAAATGGAGATTTGTGGTTTGATACATTAACAGAGCGTGTACATGTTTATTATAGTTCTGAATGGGTTGCAATTGCAACACTTGAAGATGCAGAAACACTACAAGACCACATTCATGATACATCAATTGATGGCAATGGATTAATTGTTAGTATTTTTAAAGACGCTGGATACTATTATCAAGCAGGAGAATTAGTAAGTGCTGGTGTTTACAATACAGCCTCTTGGGATGAAACCTGGGATGGCGGAATAGCAGTTGATAATTTTAATTAATTATCTGTTATAATATAACTAAGTATAAGGAGCAATAAATGGCAACTAGAATGCAACAGCGCAGAGGAACTGCTTCACAGTGGACTACTGCCAATCCAATATTAAATGCTGGAGAAATGGGATGGGAATCAGACACTAATAAGTTTAAAATTGGTGATGGAACAAATCACTGGGCAAACCTAGATTACTTTGCCGACATTAACTCTACAGTTAATCCTGCTTTTGGTACAAGCATTGTTTTTGAAGGTGCTACCGCTGATTCTTATGAGACTACCCTTCAGGTAACAGACCCAACTGCCGATAGAACTATTACTCTTCCAAATGTTGATGGTACAGTTATTACAACTGGTAACCTTTCAGACATTACTAACATTGGAGTGTTTACTTCAACAATTACAATGGAAGGTTCTTCAGCAGATGACTTTGAACTTACCCTTTCAGCAGGAAACCCAACCGCTGATCGTACAATTACGTTTCCAGATGCAACTGGTACTGTAGCCCTTACAACCGATATTGCAGCGGGAACAGTAACTGAAACTGGAACTCAAACTCTTACAAATAAAACTTTAACAAGCCCAGTAATTACTGGAGCAGTATTTAATGATGGCTCAATTGTATTTGAAGGTGCAACAGCAAATGAGTTTGAAACAACTTTAACTGTAACAGACCCTACGGCAGACCGTACGATTACCCTTCCTGATGCGACTACAACCCTTGTAGGTAGGGATACAACAGACACACTTAGTAACAAAACTCTTACAACTCCAACAATTAATGGAGGAGAAATTACTGCAACTGGTGGAACTCCACGTATTCATGGTATTTATCTTCCAGATTCACACTTTATTACATATGAAGGTGCAACAAACAATGAGTTTGAAACAGTTTTAACAGTTGCAGACCCAACAGCAGATAGAACAATCACTCTACCAGATGCTACAGGAACTCTTGCTTTAGAAGCAAACGTAGCAGCACTTTCAGGCGCAACATTTACTGGAGCGGTGTCAGGAACAGACCTAACCCTTTCTGGTAACCTAACAGTTAATGGTACAACTACAAATATTAACTCAACTAATCTTGTTGTTGAGGATAAAAATATTGTTCTTGCCGATGTTGCTACACCTTCAGACTCAACAGCAGATGGTGGCGGAATAACATTAAAAGGTGCAAGCGATAAAACCTTTAACTGGGTAGACGCCACAGACTCATGGACATCTTCAGAGCATATTAATCTTGCTTCTGGTAAGTCATACTACATGAATGGAACCTTGCTTAAGGATGTATCTGAAACTTTAACAAACAAAACTTTAACAACTCCAGTTATTGCAAGTATTTCCAATACTGGAACTCTTACACTACCAACTGACACAGATACATTGGTTGGTCGTGCTACAACTGACACACTAACAAACAAAACATTGTCAAGCGCAGTAGCAACAACAGCACTTACACTTAATGCTACAGCAGAACTTAGATTAGCAGATACAGACTCAACTCACTATGTTGGTTTTAAGGCTCCAGAAACTGTTACTACAAACAGAATTTGGACACTTCCAGCAGCAGACGGAGCAGCAGGACAAGTATTGACAACAAATGGTTCTGGAGTATTTTCTTTCTCTACTCCTGCAGCAGGTGCAGCATTTAGCGAATTAATGTTGATTGGTGCATAGTACTTTATAAAATACAAAGCACTAACTCTTAACTAGAGATTAACACGCCTTAAACAAGCGTGTTTTTCTTTTTAATTCTATGATATACTTAACACTACTTTGGATTCTGCAAAGTACTTATAATATTAATAGAAAGTTGGAACGTAAATGTCAGATATCTTTTCTTTTCGTTTGTCAGATGAGTTTGTAAATAAATATACTGAGGTACCAGCCCCGTTTGGCTTTTCAGATGCTGGATCAAACTCTTTAGGAGAAATTACCTTTATACGTACCTACTCTCGGATGAAAGAAGATGGAACAAAGGAAAGATGGCATGAGGTTTGCAAGCGGGTAATTGAAGGAATGTACTCAGTACAAAAGAACCACGCTAAAGATAATAGACTTCCATGGAACGACAACAAAGCACAGAAGTCTGCACAAGAAGCCTTTCAGAGAATGTTTGAACTAAAGTGGACACCACCAGGTCGTGGTCTCTGGGCATTTGGAACTCCTATGACTATGGAGAAGCGTAACTCAGCATCCCTTCAAAATTGTGCAATGGTATCAACTCGTGACCTTGATCGCAATGATCCAGGAGCCTTATTTGCATGGGTAATGGATGCATTAATGCTGGGTATTGGTGTAGGGTTTGATACCGTCGGTCAAGACAAAGAAATGCCTATCTATGCTCCAACAGAGCCAGAAAATGTATGGGAAATCCCAGACACTCGTGAAGGTTGGGTTGACTCAGTAAGAATGCTTTTAAATTCATACCTACGACCTAATCAGGCTATACAAAAGTTTAACTATGACCTTATCCGTCCTCTAGGAGCCCCAATAAAAGGCTTTGGTGGGGTGGCTAGCGGTCCAGCACCACTGATTGCATTACACAGTAAGATAGACAAAGTAATTGGCGGTAGATCAGGAGAAACTCTTGATTCTCGTGCAATAGTAGACATTGTAAACCTTATTGGTACATGCGTTGTTTCTGGTAATGTTCGTCGTTCTGCTACCTTGGCTTTAGGAAATGCTGAAGACAAAGATTTTATTAATTTAAAAAATGCAGAGGTTTTTCCAGATAGAAATTCATTTGATTCAGAGAATCCAGGATGGGCTTGGATGTCTAATAATTCTATTTCTGCAGAGGTTGGAACAAAGTATGAAGACTATGTTGACTTAATTGCAGACAATGGGGAGCCAGGATTTATTTGGCTAGATGTTGCTAGAGATTATGGAAGATTAGCAGACGCTCCAGATTATAAAGATTCTCGTGTTATGGGATTCAATCCATGCGCTGAACAACCATTGGAAAGTTATGAATTATGCACACTTGTAGAAGTTCATCTAAATCGTCATGAAAATAAAGAAGACTTTTTACGTACATTAAAGTTTGCTTACTTATACGGCAAGACTGTTACGCTTATGCCAACACATTGGCAAACTACAAATGGAATCATGCAACGTAATCGTCGTATTGGAACATCACTTACTGGCATTGCATCTTTTGCAGATAAAAAGGGTATGCCAATTATTCGTGAGTGGATGGACGAAGGGTATAAAAAGATTCGTTCATATGATCACACATACTCAGAATGGCTATGTGTACGTGAATCAATTCGTGTAACTACCGTCAAACCTTCAGGCTCTGTTTCATTGTTATCTGGTGCAACACCAGGAGTTCATTGGGGTCCAGGAGGAGAGTTCTATCTTCGTGCTATAAGGTTTGGAAATACAGACCCAATGATGCATTTATTTAAAGCAGCAGGGTATAGAATTGAAGATGACGTAGTATCAGCAAACACTTCAGTAGTATATTTCCCAGTAGCATCTGGACATCCTCGTTCTGAAAAAGATGTAAGTCTTTTTGAAAAGATTGGTTTGGCTGCTACCGCTCAAAAATATTGGTCTGATAATGGAGTATCTGTAACTTTGTCATTTGACAAGGAATCTGAAACCAAGCACATTGCTCCAGCATTACACATGCATGAAGGTCAATTAAAGGCAGTTTCATTTTTGCCTATGGGTAATAAAACTTATCCTCAACAACCATATACAAATATTACAAGAGAAGAATATAACTCTTATGTTGGTAAAATTGGTAAAATTGATTGGTCTGCTATTTATGATGGCAAGGATAATCTTGATGCAGAGTCTGAAAAATATTGTTCTACAGATGCATGTGAGATTAAATTATATTAGTCTTCATCCTGCTATAATAAGGGGATAGGAGAAATATGTCTACCCCATCAAATTTATATGCAGAAAAAATATATTCTGAGCACCCATTAGTTTTATGGGCACTAGACGATACCCTTAATTATAAAAGTTTAATTTCTGAAGCACAGCGTGATATCTCTGATTCTTGGACTATATCAGATGCAACAGCAACATTAGAGTCAGAATCTCTTAAGCAGCCATTTTTAAATAGTGCTTTGACATTAGTTGAAGTTGATGTGCCAGTTACTGAAACTCTTGAAGCATCAATAATTAGCCCAAATATATTAAACTTTAATGTTCTTGAAGATCTTGAAACATTTACAATAGGTTCATATTTTTATTCAAATAGTGTTTATTTGCAAAGTGTTTCTATAGGATATGAATATACAGATCCAAGCACTTCTCAAATAGTTCAAGAATTAAAAACTTTTACAAGTACGCTTTATCAAAAATGGGGCTTTATCTCTGAAACTTTTGCAATTCCAAATGTCTCTGCACAATTAAGAATTGTTTTTAAAATAAAAATATTTGAAGGGTCTGGACTTACAACAGAAAATCAATTTTATTTTAATGGTATTACTTTAGGTCAATGGAATGAAGAATTTAACACATATTCTTTAAATGGAATAACAGAAACTACAGTTCCATCAACAGTAAGCATTTATGGTGGTTTGGATGCAGTGGAGGCCCAAGCATACGGTATTGCAGAAGATTCTGGGTACTACATTACCGAAGGCGGATTAAAAAGCAAAAATGCAGGCATACCTTTGGTTTATGGCGCAAGCGGTGCAACAAGGTTAGAGCCTTATACAGATGCATCTTTAATAATTCCAGGAAAAGGTTTTTTAAATAAAAAAGGACAGTATAACGATTACACAATTGAATTTTGGGCAAGGATAGCAGCAAATACACTAACACCATTTAAAATTTTTGGACCAATTGCATCTAACGATGGCTTATATGTTGAAGATGGATTTTTAACATTAGTTGTTGGAAATCAGTTTGCTTCTCACTTTATTGGTGAATGGTTTAGGCCAATTTTAATTCATATTCGTTTAATTAGGAACTCAGCATCTTTATTAATAAATGGAGAAGAGGTTTTATCACTGTCTTTTGATACATCTACCCTTTCTTTACCAGAAGAACTTGATGCTAACGGGGATAGCCAGGATTGGCTTGGCTTTTATTCAGATGCCAGCGTATATCCTTTTGAAATTGACTGTGTTGCAATTTATTCATATCAAGTTCCAGTTACAGTAGCAAAACGCAGATGGGTATATGGACAAGGAGTTATATCTCCAGAAGGAATTAACTCAGCATATGGAGGAATAACTGCATTCGTAGACTATCCATTTGCTAACTATACTGCAAACTACAATTACCCAGACTTTGCAGGATGGAACCAAGGAAGTTTTGATAATTTAACAACAACCACAACAAGTTTAAGAACTCCAGAATATTTGTTACCTGAAATATTTTTAGATGATAAAACATTGGAAGATTTATATGAAGACAATCAAGCCATACAAGATAACGAATCTGGTCCATTTATTGAAAATAGGTTTTTGTCATTTAGGCCAAACAACACTTGGAATTCTAAAAATACCTACATTAATTTTGATAAGTTTAATGTTTTAGCAAATCAGGTTGATGCTTTTTATGGTGTTTTTAGTTCCCATGATTTGGTTTCTGAAGAAATATTGTTTAAAATATATAATCCTGTCAATGGCAACTATTTTTCTATTATTAAAGATGGCGATGAAATTAAATATTCTTTGACCAATAGTGAAGGTACTGAATTATTATTTACCTCTGATCCGATAACAGCAAACACTACTTTTGCAGTTGGGTTTAATTTAAGAAGTTTATCTGATAATTTTGGTGGAGGTGTTAATTCATTTTTAGGAAATCAAAATTCTTTAAAAATGTATGTTGGTGGTGACGATTCTGGAGAATATGCTTTTACTGGAAGAATTTATTCTGTTGGTGTTTGTAGCACAACTAACGCTTCTAAGATATCAAATAATTTTGATGAAAATGGAATTGTTATTTTAAGTCATGGTTCATCATTAATTTCTCACACAGCAAGTTATACACTTCTGCCTTCTGAAGCATATGAAAGATATTTTTTAGATATAGGTGTTGCTGGATATTGGCAAGATTATTTACCACTTTCTTATTTTGGGCAATTTGTAAAAAATAAAGATAGCGAAGAATACTATGATTTAGATTTTTTACAGTTTAACTTGGCATACCCTACTACTACAACTTTAGCCGAAGAATCTGGTAATGGTGGATACTATTATGATACAAGTGGAGCACAAATAAAAAGTTATATTACTTTTCAATATGTTTCTGAGGGAGCAAATCTTGTAACACCTTTTGCAAATGAGCAAACGTTAAATCAATATAAAGTTGTTGATATAAATGATTATGAAGATTGGGAGACCACAAGGTTTGAAGTTTTAAATAATACATTAATATATCCTATTAAAACAAAAGACTTTAATAGTCTTGCAATTGTTTATAGTCTTGAATTTAATAGCCGTGGTATTTTGACCAAACCCATATTGTTGAATAAGTTGCAGTTGGCTTCTCAAGCATTTAACAACAATTCTTCAAATCCTGTTGGAACAAGATTTGGTGTAGACTTGTTCCCATATAAGAAAAATGGAATATATTTTGATTATAAATCAAAAAATCCGTTTAGCATATACAAAGAAAGCACACCATATCTATATTTAACCAAAACTTCTGGGCTAGAAGTGCGTGGAGAACTTAATGTTTTAGAAAATCGTGGGCTTTCTCTTCCAATTAATAAAGAACTTGCAACATCTTATAAGGTAAGTGCTATGCAACTCTGGCTAAGATATGATCAGGACACCTTTCCAGAAACAGCAACAGAAATATTTGAAATTAATCACAAAGATGGTACATTAAAGTTTTATATTCAGGCAAATAGTTCTAGCATGAATAGGGCAAAAATATTCGTTTTGAATGAAAATGGCGTTGAATATAATGGAGTTGCTTTTTATTTAAATGGCAATCTTGTAAGAGAGCCAGTCTTGTCGCTTAAGGAGTGGTCATCTATTGGTGTTTCATTTTTAACATCCCTGGTATATAATTCATATTTAGGAAGTATAAATCTTACAGGCCCAGCACTATTTAATAATATTGCATACTATCAAGCAAATAGTTTGCAAGAGGTTGAAAGCAGAACCTTCAGGCCTTGGTATAAGGTTTTAACGGATGGAATTACAACCTTTGATTGGCAATTTTGGAATAATAACTTTACTTGGGACGGTATGTTGGTCATAGGCTCATCTGAGTTTTATGGAATTAGTCCATTAGACATTTATAAAACATACATCGGAACGAATAAAATTATAGTTGATGACGGAGAAGGGCTAATTTATCAGCCTGAAAAGTTAAAAATATACTCCGAAGTAGAATGGTTAAGCACTGTCGCCACACCAGTATAATCTGATATACTTGTGGTTATGGAATCACTAATTAACCCAAAAACTGGTAAACCGTATGTACAAAATGTTCGTCGCAAAGTAATAGATAAGCACTATGACTGGGGACTTTACGTATATAAGAAGTCTGATGGAAAGTGGTTTACAGACGACACTGGATCAATCTTAAACATCCCTTCAGATCGTGGTGATTTATCCAAGATTGCAGAACTACGAAAGGCTGCCATGCATTATGGAGATGACGGTGAAGGCAAAGCAGTTTTTGTTCCTGGCCTTACAAGAATTAGTGAAGAAGAATATTCTGAACAAAAAGAAAGAATGAGAGAAGGACTAATTCCTTCAATGAATGACTTAGGTGCTTGGCATGCAGCACAACAGACATTAGATAAATATGGAAAGGATGCTGTAAATGAGTGATGAGCAAGAATACATTCGTGTAGGTCTTAATACACAGAACAAAGAAGAAAATCCTTTTAGGCATCAAGATCCCTTTAATAAAAGTTGGGATGATTTAAAAGATTATTCTGGACTAGATCAAAATTTTCGTCGTAGAACAACCCGCAATTTATCAAAATATATTAGTCCAGAAACAAACCAAGCATATTTAAATGCAGCAAATGTTACACCTTCAGGAGTAGATGCAAGTTCAAAGCAAATCAATCCTGGCACGGTATATAGAAATGGTTACGGACTATTTGATGTAATCACTCCTCCATATAACATGTACGAATTAGCCAACTTTTATGACACATCATTTGCTAACCATGCTGCTATTGACGCTAAGGTAGAAAACGTAGTCGGTCTTGGATATCGCTTTGATATTTCAGACAGAACCATGTTAAGGTTTGAAATGAACGAAGATCAAGCAGCGGTAGATCGTGCTCGTAATCGTATTGAAAGAGCAAAGATACAGTTGCGTGATTGGTTAGAAAGTTTAAATGATGATGACAGTTTTACAAAAACTATGGAAAAGGTTTATACAGATCTTCAAGCAACTGGTAATGGTTTTATTGAAGTAGGTAGAACAGTGGCTGGAGATATTGGATATGTTGGACATATTCCAGCAACTACTGTTCGTGTACGTCGTTTACGTGATGGTTTTATTCAAATTATTGGTCAAAAGGTAGTTTATTTTAGAAACTTTGGAGCAAGAAATGCAAACCCTATGGGCACAGATCCAAGACCAAATGAGATTATTCATCTTAAAGAATACTCTCCTTTAAATACATTCTATGGAATTCCAGATATTGTTGCAGCAATGCCGTCTTTAATTGGAGACCAGTTGGCATCTCAATACAATATTGACTACTTTGAAAACAAGGCGGTTCCAAGATATGTAGTAACATTAAAGGGTGCAAAATTATCTGGCGATGCCGAAGATAAAATGTTTAGATTTTTACAGACTGGACTTAAGGCTCAATCCCATAGAACTCTTTATATCCCACTTCCTGGAGATACGGACGGTAATAAGGTTGAGTTTAAGATGGAACCAATTGAAAACGGTATTCAGGACGGCTCATTTAAGGAGTACCGCAAACAAAACCGTGATGATATTTTAATTGCACATCAGGTTCCAATTTCTAAACTTGGCGGTGCTGATTCAGGCATTGCAGCAGCACTTTCACAAGATCGCACATTTAAAGAGCAGGTGGCTAGACCAGCACAAAAACATCTTGAAAAAGTAGTTAATAAAATTATTAAGGAAAAAACAGATATCCTTGAACTTAAATTTAATGAACTTACCCTTACTGATGAAATTGCTCAATCTCAGATTATTGAGCGTTATGTTAAGACTCAGGTTATGACTCCAAATGAGGCTCGTGAAAAATTAGACTTGCCACAAAGAGCAGATGGGGATGATCCTTTTGTTATGTCGCCAAGACAAGCAACTGACTCTAGAGCAAATTTGGCGGGTACTCGCCAAAGAGATTCAGAAAGAACAAATAATAATTCTGATTCACCAACTACAATATCTGGACGCAATCCCCAAGGCGAAGGCAGATCGTCTCAATAGTTGAGAAAACTGTATAAAGCAGTGCTATAATTATAACGTTATGTTAATAAACAAGGCTCATTGGGAAACTAAAGGTGACAATGTTCGCCTTTCAATGCCCATTGGAAAAGTGGATGTTGAACGCCGTATGGTGTCTGGCTTTGCTACGCTTGATAATGTTGATCGTCAAGGCGACATAGTTACAACAGAATCTAGTGTAGAGGCTTTTAAAAACTTCCGTGGCAATCTTCGTGAAATGCATCAGCCCAGCGCAGTAGGAAAGATTGTTTCTTTTAAAGAAGATAAATATTTTGATCCAAATGACAAAAAGTTTTATAGTGGAGTTTACGTATCTGCGTATGTTTCTAAAGGTGCACAAGATGCTTGGGAAAAAGTTTTAGATGGAACATACACTGGATTTTCAATTGGTGGCAACATAAAGACTTGGGATGATGCTTATGATGAAAAAATTGATAAAACAATTCGTGTAATCAAAACATATGAACTACATGAGTTATCTCTTGTAGATAATCCAGCAAACCAATTTGCAAATATTTTATCTATTGAAAAGGTAAATGGACAAAACGTAGTAGATGGATACTTATCAAAAACAGAAATTGAAAATGTATTTTGGGATTCAGAAAACGGTATTGTTATGGTTTCAGATTCTGACTCAGTAACAAGTCCAGTAACTGGAAACAAAATGCAAAATATTGGTTTTATAGAAAAGAATGATAAAGATAATGCAGAAATGATAAAATTCTTAGTTGATAGTGCTAAAGGCATTAATACAATTAAGATTACTAAGGAGGTAAATCAAATGACAGAATCAACAGAAGCAGTTGTAGAAACTGCAGTTGAAAATGCAGAGATTGCTCCAGAGGCACAGCCAGCAGAAGTAGCAGCAGACGTAACAACAGAGGTTGTTGCAGAAACAGCAGAAACTCCTGCAGTCGCTGAAGAAGCACCAGTAGTTGAAGAACTTGCTGTTGCTAAATCGGATGATGGTGGTGCAGAATCTTCTGCTGCAAAAGCAGCAGTTGAAGTAGAGAATGTAGTGGAAAAATCTATTGCAGATGTTAAAGAAGAAGTTGCCAAGGCAGTTTCAGAAATTAATACTTCTCTTACTAATGCCTTTGGCGATCTTGCTGCAACTATCAAATCTCTTAATGAGAAGGTAACAGCAGTAACAAAATCTCTTGATGCAGTAACATCAGATGTTAACGGTATCAAGAATAACTTTAACGAGTTTGGCAAGCGAGTAGATCTTGTAGAGCAAGATACCGCTTTCCGCAAGTCTGGCGATCTAGGCGAGATCGTACAGGAATCACCACAAGTGGTTCAAAAATCCCTATGGGGCGGTCGTTTCCTCACATCAACCGACCTATTTAACTAAGGTAAAATCACTAGGAGGTGAAAAATAATGTCGGAACAAAATAAAGACCTAGAAAAAAACTATCCAGGATCAGGCGGAGCAGGCGCAGAGATTAACTCTCAAGGCTCATTCGTTTCTGGTGGTGTAGGTAGTGCAACTGGTTTGGACTCTGCAGCACAGTCTGTAGGATCACAACTTGGTAACACTGCTACTGCAGCATTCGGTGCAACAACTGGAGCAAACGCAGTAAACCCAACAGGTGTTGCAGGTGGTATTTTAGCACCAGAGCAAGCACGTCGTTTTATTGACTACGTATGGGATGCAACTGTCCTCGCTAAAGATGGCCGTCGTGTCACCATGAGAGCAAACACCATGGAAATTGAGAAGGTAAACGTTGGTGAACGTGTAATTCGTGCTGCTGCTCAAGGCGCACCAGATTATACAAACATCGGTGCAACATTCTCAAAGGTAGAACTTACAACCAAAAAGATTCGTCTTGATTGGGAAGTATCAACTGAAGCACTTGAAGACAATATTGAAGGTGGAGCACTTGAAGATCATTTAGTTCGCTTAATGACCAATGCTTTCGCAAATGATATTGAAGATCTTGCTATCAATGGTCTTGGAACAGGCGCAGACGCATTCCTTTCAATTATGGCAGGATTCGTAAAGCAGACCCGTGGAACAGTAGGAAATGCTGCTCACGAATATGCTGCAACAGTTTCAGATAACAACTACACTACATCAGTAATGCAGGGCTTGCTTCTAGCAATGCCACGCAAGTATCGTGCACTTAAGTCAAACCTTAAGTTCTATGCTGGTACTGATGCTTTTGCTGGTATCGTTCGTAATAACGGTACTCTTGCAGATGCTATCTCAGCAGCGTTCTCAGATCGCACTGGTAGCACACAAGCAAACCGTCAAGAATTCCTTGATGGAACTGCACAAACACTTGGTAATGCACGTACAACTCGTGTACTTGGTGTAGATGTTCTTGAGGTTCCTTACTACCCTGCAGGTTATGTTGATTTAACATTCCCTCAGAACCGTGTATGGGGCTTCCAGAGAGATATCACTGTAAACCGTGAATACAAGCCAAAGAAAGACACAATTGAATACACAGTATTCGTACGCTTTGGTATTCAATGGGAAGAACTAGATGCAGTCGCTTATGTTGACTCAGATAGCGCTGATTCCTAAAATATAACAATCACGTACTAGGGAGGGCGGTATAAAAACCGTCCTCCTTATTGTTATTCTGGTATAATTACAAATGAGTACAGGAGAATTATGAATACAACAATGGAAGAACTATCAACTAAAAGTGTCTTAGCATTAAAGTCATATGCTAAAAAAAATAATATAGAACTTTTTGAAGCAACTACCAAACTTGAAATTTTAGAAATCATTGCTAGTTGGTTTCCACCAGAAAATAAAGAAGAGCGTGTAGAAGAAGTGGATAAGGCTGAAAACATAACAAACAAAGTAGCCTTATATTCAGATAAAAATCTTCACATGGATAATTTAGGTGCATTAAAAGTGGGGTACAACATAGTATCAAAGGAGGCATCGGAAAAGTGGCTAACTCATAGGCTAGTACGTATAGCGTCGCCTGAAGAAGTAGCATCTTATTACCGTAAAGATTAATGTCAACAGTACTTCGCTTACCACCATACCCGCTTTCCGTAACCTATAAGGTTCCAGACGAAACAGCAGACTATATACTTGTCATTGAAGATGTTCCAGAGCAAACAGAAATTGAAGAATTCATTAGTGGAGAATCTGGATTAACATCTTCTTCAGAAGGAACAATTACATATGAGTTAAATGGAGATTTTGTAAAATATGACAAATCTTATGCAGTTACTATTTATGAAGACATTAATGGAGAGCGTGGTGACATTGTAGTTGAAGATAACCTACAGATTGAGCGCCCATACGTAGATCCAACAGAACTGGCAATTGCAAACAATGAAACCTCTGCAACAGATATTGCCAAGTATAAAGAATATGAATCGTTAGCACGAGCAATTATTGATACTATAGTTGACGGATTTTATTATAAACGCAAATATCTTGAGGTAGTTGGACAAGAAACAGACTATATTCCACTTTGGGATAGAACACATAAAATTTTAAAGGCATATGAAAATGCAGAACTGGTTTACGATATTAATGATTCAGATGGACCAGCATTAGGCGATTTTAATTATTTAATTACTAAAGATAAAACTGCAATTACAAAAGACCCAGTACAAGCAACAGATTCTTTAAATAGGGCAGAAAGACGTCCAGCAAGAATTCCAGTAGCCTCTTCAGATTCATTTGCAATATTTGATACAGAGGATAGTGGAAATGTTCAGACCATCACCGCTGGCGTAGGATTTCCAAATGGAACAGATTATATTTTCTTAGTAGAAACAGGATATAAGGTGGTTCCTATTGATATTCAAGATGCTACAAAGTTATTGATTAATGATATTAAATGTGGCAAATTAGATTATTATAAGAGATATGTAAAAAACTACAGCACTGATCAATTTAAAATTGAGTATGACAAGAGAATGATTGAGGGTACTGGAAATATTATTGTAGACAAAATTTTGTCTAAGTATGTTGATAATATTGTTCGTCCTGGAGTTTTATAATGAACTCATGTGAAGTTACAGACTTTATGTATCCAATGAAGGCTGATGTATATTTTCCAATTCTTACACAAGGGGAATATGGTCAACCTAAAAAGGATTGGGTTTATGATAGAACTATAATCTGCAATGCAACACCAGTAGGTGGTTTAGGAACAGAAGATATTAAACCAGAAGCATTTTTACAATATGAAAATAAACTTATTGCAAGGACCCAAAATGACCCCAGACTTTCTTCAAATAATGCTAACAATGCAACAACAAATATACTTGTAACAAATGTTAGAGATGCAAGTGATAACACAATTTATAAAGAAACTGCTGGGCCAAGATCTGGCAGAGGAACTATTTATGAGATAGCAACAGTTGAGCCATTTACTGGACCATTTGGATCTATAGAATATTATAAAATGCTATGGCGTAGAACTGAAAATCAGACTGTAGGTGACTAATGATAGTTACAATGAATACAAAACTTTTTGATAAACAAATGAAAAATATTATTGACTATTCTGTTGGATTTTTAGATGGTATTCATAAAGGTAAAAAAGTATTTTTAGATAGGTTAGGCCTCGGAGTGATTCAGGCTCTTGCACAATATGTTGATGTTGAAGCAAGATCAAATCCAAAAGCATTGCACCATATTTATGAGTGGAATCAAACTGGTAGCCCAAATGCAAGATTGTTTGATTTAAAATATACTGTTAGTAATCTTGGATTGTCTATTAATTCTTCATTTAGACAGTCAAGAACGGTGTCTGAAAAAATGACTGTGCCATTTTATAATAAAGCAAAGATTATGGAAAATGGTGTTCCAGTTACAATTGCGCCAACTAAATCTAGGGTGTTAAAATTTGATGGACCAAGTGGAGAAGTTTTTACAAGTAAGCCAATTACCGTAGACAATCCTGGGGGAGATATGGTTTATGGAAGTTTTGAAAAAACAGTAGATGAGTTTATCTTAAGATATTTTAAGCAATCATTTTTAAAGGCTTCTGGTATTTATGATTATATTAAAAAGCCAAAACTTTATAAGGCAAACATGAAGGCTGGATCAAGAATGGGTAGAAGCAAGGGTATTGATACAGGGTTTAAATGGATTGCTAATGCAACAATTGGGGTAGAATAAGACTATGAGTATATTAACGGACACTGGTTTTCCACCCACATTTTTAAATAGATATGTTTTGTCTGAGTTAGCATTTTATGAACTTGTAGCAGAATCAGATTTATTATCTCCAGGTGTAAATCCTATGGTTCCAGCACAAATTCCAACCAATATTGAAGATTTATATAATGATAGTATTCAAATTAGGCAAACAGAAAGCCCAGTATTAATTGTCTATGATAGATTGATGAGATTTAGACCTACCCCTTTTTATGCTCATAAAAGAGAACAGTTGATCTATTTTATATACTCTACGGATGTTGGTAAATTAATAGACTCAGTTCGTGTTATTTCAAATGCCCTTGATCGTGAAGACGCCTCAGCCCAAGACATCAACTCCTACAGTCTTTCAAATCCAATACTAAACTCCGCTGGAGAAGTATCTATCCCATATAACATTTATTTTCACAATACCAGGGTATATCAGGCGGACGAAAGTAGGGACGTAGCAGAGTTGGCATCCGCAAGAACCCTTTTTGTTAACAAACTAATTATTGAGTATGACTATCACATCAAGACTGAGCCAGATTCTAGATATACATAAACAGCGGTATAATAGGTTTTGAGGAAACACGCCAAACAACTTAATATACTTTATGAAAGAGGTGAAATAATATGCCATATAGCCGTGGTACGTCAAACAACATTATCGTTGGTGCAGCAGCACTTTTCGTTGCTGATACAACTCTAACTCCAGGTACACTGGAGGCTTTTGACGCAAGTGAGTCTTTTAAAGATACACTTTCAGATGAAGCAGATTACACTAACATAGGTTACACCATGAACGGTCTAGAATTGCAGTTCCAACCAGACTTCGGTGAAGTCCAGGTAGACCAAATTCTTGACGTTGCAAAACTATATAAGCAAGGTATGCAGGTTAATCTTGCTACCGCTTTTGCTGAAGCAACACTAGAAAACTTGCTTCTTGCATTAGCATTTTCTGATGCACAACTTACAGGAAACAAGGCAGCATCTACAGGTCAGACACTTAATCTATCTGCAGGTGAACTTGGAGAATGTCCAGTAGAACGAGGAATCGTTGCTGTTGGACCAGGAACTGGAGATTGCGACAACTCTGACTCTGTTGAGCGTGTTTACACAGCATATCGTGCTCTATCAATTGAGAACGTAACTGTATCCGCAAAGCGTGACGAAGCGTCAATGTTTGAAGTTTCATTCCGTCTTCTTCCAGAAGATGCGTCAGGATCATACGGTAAGATCGTAGATCGTACATTTGGTCAATCATAATCTAATTTTAGATTAAAGCAAAAGCCCATCTCTTATGAGGTGGGTTTTTTCTTTTGCCTATGATAGAATAGATAAATCATGGCAACAACAGTTTATCAAAATAAAGTAATAAATCTTATTGATGGAACAGAACTAGAGATTATTCCATTAAAAATAAAATATCTTCGTGAGTTTATGGAGGCTTTTGAAAATGTAAAAAAGGCCGAGGACGATGACCAAGCAATAGATTGCTTAATGGAATGTGTTAGGATTGCTATGAAGCAATATTATCCAGGAATAGCGTTAAAAAAAGATGACATAGAAGATAGTTTTGATATGCCCACAATATATACAATTTTAGATGTTTCAGCAGGAATAAAAATAAACAGGGGATCAGAGGAAACTGTTAAAACTCAGGCAACAGAGAGTGGATCAACCTGGTCTGATTTAGACTTAGCAAAAATTGAGGCTGAAGCATTTTTATTGGGTATTTGGAAAGATTATAAGGAGTTAGAAGAGTCTTTATCTATGCCAGAGTTAATGGCTACACTTTCTAGTCGTAGAGAACTTGATTACGAAGAAAAAAAATTTCTTGCTGCAATTCAAGGGGTAGATTTAGACAAACAGTCTGGATCGTCACGAGGCCAAAAGGAGTGGGAAGATATGAAGGCTAGAGTATTTAGCAAAGGTGCAACAAATGATAGTAAAGACATCTTGGCACTCCAAGGACAAAATGCTAAAAAAGCAGGGTTTGGTATTGGCATGGGATTAGAGTATGAAGATTTGACAAAATAAAATAATAGGTATGTGATAAACTATAAGAATGGAAAAAACTAAAAAAATGAAAAAAGGCTTTTGGGATTCAGTTTGGGCTGGAAACCATTCATATGTTAGTAAAAATAGTACAAAAGAATTGCCATGGGAAACGTATACCTATGATAAAAATTTGGAAGAATTTGTAAATCAAAATAATATTGAAGAATATGATGTTCTTGAACTTGGATGTGGGTCTGGAAATGATACATTATTCTTATCAAAAAAAGCAAAAAGCGTAACTGCCATAGATGTATCTGAGGTTGCAATAAATATTGCTAAGGAAAATAATGTCGGTAGAAATAACGTAGAATTTATTGTGGGAGATTTACACTTTGATTTGCCAGACAAAAAATATGATCTTATATATGATAGGGGTTGTTTTCATAATAATTTAGATATAATAAATACTTATTTTAAAATTTTGTACTCAAGGCTAAAGCCTGGTGGAAAGGCAATTTTAATTTCTGGTAATCTAAATAATAAAAATAACAGATATACCACACCAGATGCCATAAACATCTCAGCAGTAGAATTACCATCCTCTGGCTTATTTCATATAAAATATGTAAAAGAAATAGTGCACGAACTAAACAAGAATTATGAAAACTGCCTAGGCTGGTTTTTTGTTTTAGAAAAAATAGACCCCTTTATTTAATTACCTCCCATATTTAGTTTTTTAGGCATTTAAGGCATTAAAAATACTTGTAAAAATAAGGCCCTTACATGATATAATTAACATAGCCTATAGGAGGAAAAATCAATGGCAACAAGCACGTATGAAGAGGTAGAACTAGTTCTTTTGGACGGTACAAAGATTAAGGCAAGACCGCTTAAAATCTCATTACTTCGTCCATTTATGAAGAAGTTTTCAGAACTAGCAGAGGTGGCAGAAGATAATGACAAGTCAACGACTGTCCTTATTGATTGTGTTCAAATTGCTATGAAGCAATATAAGCCAGAAATTGCAGATGATGCTAAAAAGTTAGAAGAGAATATTGATCTTCCAACTGTTTATAAGATTATTGAATCTGCTTCAGGGGTAAAACTTCAAGATGCAAATGCACTCTTGAACACAGTTCTTGCAAACAATTAAACAATGAGGTGACAAATGAGTGATGTTAATGCCAAAATTGGCGTACAAATTGATACGTCGCAGGCGTTAGCGGAACTTAAAAGTTTACAGCGACAGTTAGCACTATTCCATACTTCGGTATCAAAGGGTAGTGCTTCTGCTGCTGCTCAACAAAGAAACATGCAGCAGAATCTGCTGAACTCAATAAATGCTACTGGTAAATTCTCAGCACAGATGGGTGTCGTTAGAACATCCACAGAATCTTTCACAAATGCTCTTGAAAAAAACAAACTTTCAATGCGGGAATATTTCCGTTATGCTGGCGGATCTACAAAAACATTTGGAAGATTATTTAAATCAGAATTTGACACAATTGGCAAAGTAGCACAAGATCGTGTAAAAAGATTACAAACACAATATATTAAGTTAGGCCGTGATGCAAGCGGTGCAATGAAGGCTATCTCTGTTACTCCAACTAGCCTAAATATGAAAGACTACGGAACACAGGTTGCATTAGCAGCACAAAAGCAAGCATTATTCAATCAGTTAGTAAAACAAGGATCTACAAATCTTTTAAACTTTGGTAAAAATACACAGTGGGCAGGTCGCCAACTTATGGTTGGTTTTACAATTCCTCTTGCCTATCTTGGAACTGTTGCTGGAAAAACTTTTATGGATCTTGAAGCACAAGCCATCAGGTTTAAGCGTGTATATGGAGATATATTTACAACAACAGAACAAACAAATGAGGCTCTTGAAAATGTAAGACAACTTGCAGAATCATTTACTAAGTATGGAATTGCAGTTGTAGATACGATGAAGATGGCAGCAGATGCTGCAGCAATGGGTAAGACTGGTGCAGAACTTACAGCGCAGGTAGCCCAAGCAACAAGACTTGCAGTTCTTGGTGGTGTAGAGCAAGGACAGGCTCTAGAAACAACTATATCTATTACAAACGCATTTGGTACAGCAGCAGAAGATTTGGCAAAAAAGATTAACTTCCTTAACGCAGTTGAAAACCAAACAGTCGTATCTATTGAAGATTTAACTATTGCAATTCCTAAAGCAGGTCCAGTTGTAAAACAACTTGGTGGAGATGTTGAAGATTTAGCATTCTTTTTAACAGCAATGAAAGAAGGCGGAATCAATGCATCAGAAGGTGCTAACGCACTTAAGTCTGGTTTAGCATCACTCATTAATCCAACTAAAAAAGCATCTGAAATGCTTGCAGATATGGGAATTAATATCAAAGCAATTGTTGAAGGTAATCAGGGTGATATTAAGAGTACAGTTATTGACTTTTCAAGAGCGCTGGATACTCTAGACCCACTTAATCGTGCTCGTGCAATTGAGCAGTTATTTGGTAAGTTTCAGTTCTCACGTTTATCAACATTGTTTCAAAACGTAACAAAAGACGGAACACAGGCTGCAAAAGTTCTTGGATTAACAACAAATTCTGTTGAACAACTTGCAATTATGTCTGAAAGAGAACTTGGAGTTTTAGAGGATGCAGTTGGAACTAAGTTTAAAAAAGCAATTGAGGATCTTAGATTAACACTTGAACCAGTTGGCAAAACATTTTTAGAGGCAGTAACACCAATTGCACAATCAGTTGCAGGTTTGCTAGATAAGTTTAATAATCTTGGAGATGGCACAAAGAAGTTTATTGTAGTTGCAACAACGCTGGTTGGAATTATTGGTCCAGTATTATTAATGACTTTTGGTTTATTAATGAACGCAGTAGCAAACGGAATAAAACTATTTGCAATAATGCGTACAGGATTTTTAAAACTTGGTGGAAATAGCAAAATTCTTGCAGAACAAACAAACTATTTATCGGTAGAGCAACTAGAGGCTGCAACAGTAGCAGCATCATTAAACCAAGCACATAATAGACTCACACAACAATTTAATATTGAGGCATCTGCTGTAAGAGCACTTCGTCAAGCATATATTGATGCAACAGTCGCTGCAGCCAACTTTGCAAGAACAAATCCAGGAATGATGATGCCTGGCAGAGGCGGGGCACCAAAGAAATTTGCAAGAGGAACTGCATCTGTACCAGGAAGAGGTAACAAAGATAATGTTCCTGCAGTGCTTATGCCTGGAGAAGCGGTAATTCCAACAGACATTGCACAAAATCCACAAGTCCAGCCAATTATTGAAGCATTGCTTGGCGGTAAACTTCAGGCATTTGGAACTGGAACTGGAGATGCACAACCATTTGCTAACTCTCCAAAGTTCCAACCAAAGATGGATCTTAGTGGGCCTTCAGCACAAGTTCTTAATACTAACCCAAGCCAAATAAATAGTCTTCTTTTGGGCAAATCAGCATTTACAGAAACCAACGAAGCCTTTGCTGCAAGAAACGCAGCACTTCTCGCAAGAATGCAAGGGGCAAAATCTCAAACAAAATCAAACCTAGTATTTGGACATGCTGTAGATCATAAACAGATTTCTGGAACAAAGGTTTCAGAGCAGTTTAGAAAACTTGGTTTTGGAAGAGAAAACCTATACACTGCTGTTGGGTTTGATATTCCTAAAGAAATGAATGGGCAACTAAATAGAAAAAATTCAACAGTTACTGCTGGAGAATATAGACGAGCAATTCTTGATGATAACTCTTTAAGAACAATGACAATAAGTCTTTCTAAGCAGGGAATTCCAGATACAGATGCGCTTAGAGTTGCAAAAGAAATTAGAACTAATTTATTAAAATCTTTAAATTCTTTACCAGATAATGCTTTAATTAATGACAAGATGATTTATTCTAGAATGGGTAATGAAAGGTCTGGAATCATGGGTGCTCTTGCAAAATCTGCAGACCCAATTGTATCTAGATCAGCAAGAACCTTGCTTGGTGCAGCATCTACAAGTGCTGTTGGTGGATCAAGCATTAAAACAGATAAATTAAAATCAATTGATGATGTTATTAAGGCTGTACAAAAAACTAATTCAAATCCAATATTAGTTAAAAAATTAAATGAATTGAAAGCAATTGATCCAAAACTATTAATTCCAACCAGTTTAAATGATAAAGGTGAAATTGTTGCTTACCGCAGACCTGAAATAACAGGTGGAAAAATTACAAAGAATAACGTAATTAATGGACTAATTGATGGTAAGTTTAAATCACAAAGAGAGTTCCTTGGTGGAGGAAGACAAGTTCTTAAAATTACTAAATCAATGAATGATCGTTTTGATAGATTAATTGGTAAACAACCTCAAAAAGAAACTGTTGCTGTTAGAGCAAGAGGAGAGTACAAGGTTGACGCAAAGGGTAATTTAACCCCACTAACTGGACAAAACACCGAAAGAAAACCAGCATCCATTCAAACAACAAGTAGAAATGTTTCAGACAATAGAACAACAACACTTAATCCAAACGAAACTGTAGTTCAAAGAATCCGAAGACTTCGTGGGTTTGCAAATGCACCACAAGTTGATCCAAAAACTGGAAGCACAACAATGGGAGAAGTATCCCAATCAGCAAGACTATCTCGTGCACAGTTGTTGGCAGCGGTAGAAAAAATAAGTTTAAAAGAAGCCAAAAGACGTATAGCAGCAGAAGGCAAACTAACAAATGCAATGAATGAGTCTACAGAGGCTCAAAAGACAACAAAGCAAAAGTTATCAGAGTTTAGTTCAAAGGCAAGTCTTGGTATAGGTGCAGTTTCTGGACTTACAATTGCAGCATCTTTTGCTGGCGGTAAATTAGGAGAAATGGCTCAAACAATAATGCCATTTGTTTTTGGATTACAAGGTATAGTTGCATTACTTCCAATGCTTGCAAATCCATGGGTTGCAGCAGTAGCAGCAATTGCTTTGGTTGGTGGAACATTATATAAGATGTCAAAAGACATGGAAAAAGCAAGGCAAGAAGGAATTAATCTTTCTAATGCAATGAGTATGACTTCAAAGAAAATTGTTGATCTATCTGTAATATCTGGAACTGTTAGCGCAAGTGAAGAGGCTGCTAGAAGAAGAAAGAATATCGTTTCTGGAACAGTTGAGGGACAAAGGCAATTTGGACAAAATGTATTGGGTAGTGAATTTGGAAAACAAATACTTGCAGATATAGAAATTCAATCTAAAAATGGTCAATCTATTAAGCAAATATCTCAAAATTTAGCCAATAACTTAGCAGTAGCAGTTGCTCAAGGTGCAGTAACAACAAGCCAAGCAAGAAGTATTGCTGCAGCCCTTGGAGAAGAACTTGGAAGTTATGAAATACCAGCGCTTGTTAGCGGCAAACTTGTATCACTTCTTGGTCCTAATGGAGAAAACCTCACTACGGATCCTTTGCAGGTAACATTAGAAATACAAAGATCCTCAATGGACAAGCAGGCGCAAGCATTTCAAACTGCAATAAAAGGAGTGCTAGAAAATAAAAATACATTTGCTGGTGCAAAATTAGACATGGCTCCAACAAGTATTTTTGATAGATTTAAAAATTTATTTGACCCTACAACACTTTTTGATTATTTTGGAGAAAGAAAACAATCTGCAAAACTTACATCAGCAGCAGTTCAATTAGGCTTACAAGAAGTAGCACAAAATCAAGGACTTGTAGATTCATTAAACAGACAATACGACATAAAATTAAAATCTGCAAAAACTGAACAAGAAATAAATACAATTCAAGGACAACGAAAAGATGCTCTTAATCAGTTGAATGCCAATAATGCAAATGCTTTAAACTTATTAATTAAACAAAAAGATCAGTTGGGCGTAGATGGGTTTACTAAAGGTATTAAGGCTGCAGCAGATGCAATGTATAAAGAAGGCCCTATGGCAGTCTTTAAAGATCAGGCAATAGAAGCATTAAATAAATTAAAAGATTCAAAATTTAAAACAGAATTGCAGGTAGGTCTTGCATCTGGTCAGGTTAGTCCAACAGTAATTACAAAAATTCTTTCAACTGCAGCAGGAAATAAAGGATTTGAAACAGCATTTAAAATTTTGGTTGACAAGCAAGGTCTTGCAGATGCCTCACTAATATCAGAATTATTGCCATCAGGAGGCGCTGACGATACAACTAGAACTCTTATGATGTCATATATTAATAATAATGAAGAAGACTTTAAAACAGATATGGAAGCATTGGCTTTCTTAAATCAAATAAATCCTACATATGGAATTACTCTTGACCTTAAGGCCAATGGAATACAACAAATAGCAACTGCAACAAATGCTTTAAAACAAGTTGAAGGGTTAGATCCTCAATTAACTAAAGAAGTTGTTGCAAAACTTGCTGAAGAAAAGCCTGGAGAATGGAAGGCATTTTATGATCAGTGGAGCATTTTATCTGAAGGAAAAGATTTTGTAAATAAAAATATAAAAGTGGCTTTTGACGTTGTTTCTAATGATCCAAACTTTAAAGGGTTTGGTTCTTCTGCTGGCAAATCTGTTGCAGATATTATTGCAAAAGGTGGCATATTGCCAGGCCCTGTTCCAACAGGCCCAGATCCAGTTGACAACAAAAATAAAAATAGAGATACATTCCTTGATGATTTATTAATAAAGTTAAAATTATTTAGAAAAGAATCCGTAAATGCTATGGGTGGCTGGAACGAGTTATTAAAGCAACTTGGCAAAGGTAAAACAATAGATAACTTTGATGGTGTTGTTAACAAATTATCAAGGTTAAAAGTTAACGAAAGTGTTTTACAATTTGCAGAAGGACTAGATGCAGAAAATGCTGCAAAATTCTTTAATAAAATTACGGATAAGGCTAAAAATGGAAAATTAGTTTTAAATCAATACGGTAAAGCACTTAATCAATTATTCCCTACAATTCAGGCTGGAACTTATTTAAGAGCACAAGAAAAAATAAAAAATGAAAACAATATACAAATTAAAGCATTAGATACTCTTAAGAAAAAAGGTGTTGATGCAGCCACCGCTTTAAAGATGCTTGAAGACCCAGCAACAGCAGCAGCAATTGCAACTGGAAAAATAACTCCTGAAGCATTTACTAAAATGGCTGAGGAAACAAAAAAAGCAACTGCTGAGGCTAGAAAATTTGAAGCAGCACTTAAGGCTGTTCAATTTGAGGCAGATGAATTAGCAGAGGGTGCAGCAGAACAGTTAAGTGAAAGATTTGATTTTGGTTTTCTTGAAATTGAAAGAAAAGCAAGAGCAGCATTTAAATCAATAAATAAAATGACTCCAGAAGAAATGGAGTTAAGCGTTGCTCTAGATGAAAGATCAATTGATAAAATACAAAATACGATTGGTGATATTAATTCAAAGATTAAATCTTATAATCGTACTCTTGATTTGATTGGTAGACAAGAAACTGCAATCACCGAAACATATGATCAAAAGATTGATTCTTTAAATAAACAAAGAGATGCCTTAGAATCAATAAAGTCAATTAATTCATTTTTGATTTCACAACAACAGAAACAATTGGGTATTGCCAATGCATTAACACAAGGCGATATTTCTGCAGCAGCAGCAGCAGCACAAGAAATGAGAGCAGAGGCTGCACAAGAATCTTTAAACAGAATGGGTACTGGTTTAGAAACTGCAGCAAATAATTTAGAAGTACAAAAACAAAGAGAATTATCTTCAATTACAGCAGTTGTTAATGGTCAAAAATTAACTAGAAAACAAATTGAAACAGAAATTACAACACTAAGTGATCAAATTTATAATATTGAAATTTTACAATTAGAGCCTTTACAAAAACAAGCAGATGTAAAGCGACAAATTTTATCAGACCTTGCATTTCAAATTGACCGAGAACAAAAATCTTTACAGATTAATGGAATGACAAGACAAGAGTGGAACTTTATTCAACAATATGTAGAAGCATCTAATAAAGAGTCAAATAGTCTTAAAATTAATATAGACGGAATTGCAACTTCTTCTACTACGGCAGCAGGTGCCTGGGCAAGCATTCTTGAATCAATGAAGGCTGCTTCATCATTCAGTGTTCCAGGAGCAGGTGCAGCAGGCAGTGGAACTCCTTTTGGTCAGGCAGGATCAGCCACAGCCACAGCAACAGGAACAGCAACTAAATCAACTGGATCAACTGTTACAGTAAAGTCTGGCAATACATTAAGTGGAATTGCAAAAGCAGCAGGAGTTAGCCTTTCAGATGTAATTAAGGCTAATCCACAAATTTCAAATCCGAATTTAATTAGACCAGGACAAGTAATCAAGATACCAGGAAAAATGTATGGCGGTATGGTTAAGCCAATGAGTATGGGTGGAATGGTTCCTAAATACCTTGCTAATGGTGGACGTATAGGTTCGGATAGTGTACCAACAATGCTAACCCCTGGAGAGTTCGTAATGAACAAGAGGGCAAGTGCAGAATTTGGCCCAATGCTATCAATGTTAAATGAGTCAAAATATCCATCAATGATAGGTAGTGGATTTGGCACACAAACTCCAATTAATAATGTTTCAACATCTGTAAGTGACAACTCAACGGCAGTGTATAATTATAATTTGGGCTTTAGCATTAACGGAAACAATGTAAATGCAAATGATATTGCTAGAGTAGTAATGAGAGAAATTAAAAATGTTGATTCACAAAGAGTTAGGGGGCAAAGAGTCTAATGGCTACTAGTGCTTATTTGACAGGTAGACGCAGGTATACAAGACCACAGGGTATATTATGGGCAAACAACCCTGGAACCCTCTCTAATGGCTTATATGTGCCTAATGGCATAGAGGTAGGAGCAGATACAGAAGAAACAGATGTCAACCTATTGGATCAGTTTATTATTCTGTCTGATCATAATAGGGGAGAAATGCAGTTCAATACTCAAAGAATTGAGCAACGAACAAGAACAATTAATGGTCGTATGCGTTCATATCATATTGCAGATAAACTAAGTATGTCTGTATCATGGAGCATGATTCCTTCAAGAGGGTATGCAGGATTGGCTAATTTTAATGAAACAACAGGTATAGCACCAAACGAAGGATCTACATCTGAATATACAGCAGATGGTGGTGCTGGTGGAGTAGAAATTCTTGATTGGTATGAAACTCATCAAGGGCCTTTTTGGATGTATCTTGCCTATGACAAGTACACAAACTTAGAAGGACAGGGATACAAGTATGATGGTTTGAACAGATATAATCAAATCATTCAAGTTTATTTTGCAGACTTTAATTATTCCGTAGTAAAACGTGGTGCAACAAATCATGATCTTTGGAACATATCGGTAACACTGGAAGAAGTCTAAATGTTTGAAAGTACTGAATTAAAAAATCACTTTGAAACATCTGCAACAATACAGACAGAGTCTTTGGTTCTGGTTGAATGGAATATGAATATGCCAGACAATATATCTAAACTTGGTAATTATAGATATAGACCACAAGAACAAAGTTCTCAATTTTTAACATTAGCAAATGTTTTTGATCCAGCAGACGTTGGTTTATTTTATACGGGCGCAACAGATGCAGACATTGTTGTTGATGGTGGATTTGAAAACAATGGAACACCTCAAATATTTACTTCAACAAAAGAAAAAAATAAATTACTATATTCTTTAGAAGATTGCATAAAGCCATTTAGACCAAGATCTGGAATTAATAAGGCAACATTTTTTAATGGCAAATATTTAGCAAACTCTGGAAAAGACATTGCAAGACGACCAAGATATTATATGGCATCAAGGTATGACCAATTTAAATATTGGAGTTCTTTTAGAACTGAATCAGGAATTGAAAGAGGTATTGCTAAAACAATAGTTAATGGGAGTTATTACATAGATGATACTGTACCATTTGTTGTATATAAAAAAAATGTTCCAACAAATAGAATTATTGTAAAGATGCAAACAAATGTTGGAGACGTGGATTTAGGAGATTTTACAGATATCTCTAAAACATTTTCAGATCCATTATATGGTGATGCAAATAAAACAACCCCAACAAGGTGGAAAATTCAATATCTTGAAGAAAATAATTGGATTGATGCGTATAATTTTAATGAAAATGATTTACGAGAAGATGGGTTTCCAATTATTTCTAATAATGGATATGTTGAGTTACAGTATGCACTAAAAAACATTCCAGATAAATTTAAAAATAATTTTGTTATAGCAGAAACATTTTCTTCTTCAACATTATTGCCAACAGAATCAATTGATGGATATGCATATTTGGTTATTGAGAATGAAGGTAGTGTTGGAACATTTTATGTTTGGAATTCAACCACACAAGATTATGAAACTTTTGTACCATCTTATGGATGGATTTTAGGAAATGAAAAAATTGATAATAAAACAAGTTTTGTAACAGATCTGACATCACCATTATTTTTTACAGAAACGGTAAACGGAAAAATAGTTTATAGAGAGTTTCAAAATATTCGTGGTTTAAGAATTGTAGTAGAAAAAATGAACAAGTTTGATTCTACTTTTGATTTAATTGAAATGTCCCCAAGACTTGTTGCTAATATCTCTGACAAAGTTATAGAATATAACGTAAAAAAAATGCTTTCAGATTTGGGAAATTCTTCTTTACCAGTAGGGCAGTTGTTGGCTTCAACTGGAAACTTGTCTTTATTTGATGATGATCAAGCATTTAATGATAATAATGATAATAGTATTGTTAGTGACTATATTCGCAAAAATATAAAATTTAATTTTTATGAAAAAATATTAAACGTAAGTGGGTATGATTATTGGGTACCCATTAAAACTTTGTACTCAGATGGTTTTCCACAGGCAAACGTAACTGCTGGAACACTAGATTTGCCATTAAGAGATTTTTATTTCTTTTTAGAGTCTATGCCAGCGCCAAGAATGTTGGTTACAGAAGTATCACTTAGTTATGCCATTACCTTAATTCTTGATTACATCGGATTTAGCAATTATGTTTTTTATAGAAATACGGATGAGCCAGAAGCAGTAATTCCATATTTCTTTATTGCGCCAGACCAAACTGTGGCAGAAGTTTTAAATCAATTGGCGGTAGCAACACAGAGTGCAATGTTTTTTGATGAATATAATAATTTTGTTGTAATGAGCAAAAATTATATGTTGCCAAAAGAAAATGACAGAACAACTAACCTTATTTTGTCTGGATCAAATAATCAGTCTATTAGCGGAATAATTGAAAACCAAACATCAGGAATATTACCTAATATTTTATCAATAGCATCTGAAGATAAAAGAATTTATAATAATGGAAAAATTAACTATACAACTAGATATATTCAAAGATCTTATGGAAATATTCGTCAAGCAAGTATGATTGACCAAGAAAAAACTTGGATATACAAGCCAGCATTACTTTGGGAAGCATCTGGAACTGATTCAACAAAAACAATTAATGAAGTTGCATCTAAGCAATCAAAATATGTTCTTGGAGCAATGCCAATAAATTCAGACTTATCCAATAATGTTCCAACAGTATCTAATCATAAAATTCAAAACAATGTAATAGATCTTGGAGAAAACGTTTATTGGCTTACTAGATACCAAGGATATTTTTATTCTAATGGAGAAATTATTAGATATGATGCTGCTCAGTTTAATGTTACTCTTGCAATTTGGTATCCTATTCAATCAGATGGGTCATTGCTAGAATCTTCACCACAGGTTGTTTTGCCTGGAAGGCTAGCCCCAGTTAGTATTATTGATAATTTAGATAAAAAAGTTGCCAATGGAGAAATCACAGAAGCGCAAAAAGGTCAAGAAATTCAGGCATGGAGAACTTCACATAGACAGGGTAGTAGCAATGTTTGGATTACAAGTAATCAAGAATATCAAAATTATTTTAAATCACTACCATTTAATGGAAAAATATATCCTACAGGATTAGTTAGAATATATACTATTCCATTTTATGAAACAGTTGATGGAATTACTCGTTTACAAGATGGTCCAGTTTATGAGCATGGACGTGCACAATTCGGAACACCAGTTACAACACATTCTGCAGGCATAAATTCTTATTGGTCTAATAATGACTATGTTAAGGGATGCGAAATGAAGACAGAATATTTATTTACAACTAAACTACTTGAAGATATATCTGTACCATCAACAACAATTGGTGCAGCAGGAATTAATAATACAAAAGCAAGACAGACATCAAGAAATGGAACCATAAAAAACTTTATGTCTTCAAGTTATTCAAATGAGACATCGGTTAATAATACTTTATCAACACAGTCTGGAACAATACAATCTTCTGCATTAGTTATGAATGGTCCATCTTTTGCAACAACAGAAAAACCTATTGACTTAGTTTCGTATGTTTATAAAAATTTAAACAATGCATATAAACATTTTGGTGCTAGGGTAAGAATTATTGGAAAAATTGAAAACAATGAAATTCGTAGCCAAACTCCAATAGGAAGCACTACATATTACCAGGTTGCTGGAGTAAAACCAGATCAAAACGTAAACATAGGTGGAGGCTCTGGTGGTTTAGCGGTATTGCTTAATCCAGAAACAAATAATGGATATTATTTTGAAATTGTTGCTTTAACAGAACAAAATGTAGAATCATATTTGAATTTAGACAATAATAATAAATCTAGTATTTCGGTTAATAACGTAGTATTTTATAAAATCAAAAAAAATTCTTCAAACAGTGAAGCAATACCTGTAAAACTTTGGGGCGGATTATCAAAAATTATAGTTGATGACGGTAGATTTACAGGACAATATAGGATGACTGGCGAAGAAAACCCAACGGTTTATGATTTGGCTGTAGAGTATCAGGATATAGGAAAGGTTAGAAGGTTCTTTTTGTATATCAATAATCAATTAATTCAGGTTGTGGATGATCCAGATCCACTTCCAATATATAATAATATGGCCCCATTTGTTCGTGGATCTTCTAGGGTTATGTTTGAAAATATTTATGCATTATCTGAAAATTATTCTCAAAATAGTGTTTTTACAGTTGGAGAAACTCTTTCATCAGCATTTGGGAATAAAGAAATAAATGCTAGTGAATCTTTTAGAAGGTATGCTATGAGCGGAATTATTCAGTCAACCTATCTGTCTGGAATTAGTTCTCAAGAATCACCTAAATATAATTTATATTTTGAAGAATTTGGCTCAATTATGAGAGAATGTTCTTATTTTGATATAAAATATGATCGTGCATATCCTGCTCTTTATGCTCAGATATCCCCAACATTTAATAAAATAAAAGGTTATACAACATCTGGATTTTATGCTGATTCTTATGGTGCTGAATTTTTAATTTTTAATGCTACAGATACAGCAATTAATCTTGATGAAACTAGTGGAAATTATTTAAGAATTCAAGGTATTACATTTACTCAAGATACAACTCACGAATTAACGGTTGATGAATATTTTAAAAAGCGTAGTAATTTTTCTAATCCACAACTAACCAGTTCTTCTCAAATTATTTCTCCACTTATTGAAAAAGAAAAATTTGATAATATAAAGTTAAGCAGAATGATATATGGCAATAACGAGTTTACTTTAGACACACCATATATTCAAACACACGATGATGCTGAAAATTTAATGGGATGGCTTATAGATAAATTAATGGTTCCAAAAAAATCTATTGGAGTAAAAATTTTTACAACTCCAACTATTCAACTTGGAGATATTGTTACAATTGATTATAAAGATTCTAATAATTTAGATTTAGTAACAAAAAATACTTCTAGGTTTATAGTATATAATATTGATTATACAAGAAGAATAAGTGGGCCAGAAATGACTATTTACTTGGCGGAGGTGTAATGTGAAAGCCAATGAAAGAGAAAGTAGGGTAAAAACAACATCTAAAAAAGAACCAGAGTTTACTGGTCCTGCAAAGTATAGTCCTTTTGTTCCAACTACTCCTGTTAAAAATTTTACACCAACAGTTTTGCCTGCTTACAAGCCATCAACATCAAATGGATTATTTGTTGGGCCAATTCCAATGGGAACGGTCCGTACAGAAACTGGATATGTACCAGAAGTAACATCAACTTCAAAATATTCTCCAGGAGATTTTAGAAAAGCAGAAGAAAAATCTAATGAACCTTTTTACTCATCACAAAATATAGGTGGGGCTTCGCTTGTATCAAATAACTTTATACCAGCCGTAACTCCAACACCACTTACTCCATCTCCAATATCTGCAACCGTTATGGCTCCTCCACCCCCACCAGTTAAAACTGCAACTCTTGATATTATTTTATTTGATGACGAAGCAACAACGGTAGACACTATGGCAGATCTAATATTTGAAAATATTGGCGGACAAGAATTAATCAATATTACAAGATCTGACATTATTAATGGTCAAAAAATATCTTATCAACCAATTAAAAATTTATCATCTATACAACAAAGATATAATCCAAATAATATTCTTAGTCTTCAACAAACCGCAGATAAATATTTTGCTGGTTTTTCAATAAAACTAGAAGATAAAATTCCAAACGAGGGTAATGGAGCAAATGGAGAAAATGTCTATATTGAAGAGGGTACTGGCGATTTAATCATTGAGTTTATTAATATAAACAATGATGAGCAAATTGAGGTACAAATTACCTCAGATGGTACAATATATGAAGCGGATCTTGGAGAAATAAACTCATGATAACTAATACTGGTAAAACAATTATTGCAAAATATTTGCTTGGACAAGCGCCAGCATATGCATCATATCTTGCTATTGGTTGCGGTGCTACACCATTGACTACTGGAGATCCACTTGGAAACTATTCAGCAAAACAAAATTTAGATTTTGAAATGTTTCGTGTCCCAATATCTTCAAGAGGTTTTGTAAATGAAAATGGATTAGATAAAATTGTTTTAACTGCAGAATTACCAACAGAAGAAAGATACGAAATTTCTGAAATTGGAATCTATTCTGCTGGATCAAACCCTTCTGCTGGTGCTTATGATAGTAAGACTGTATTTGCTTTTACACAAACTGAAAATTGGCAACATCATACGGCAGAAGCAGCAGTAGCAATTAATACATTTTCTACTGCATTAGACGCACCAGAATATGATAATGTTATTGCAGTTGCAGATAGTGTATTTCAAACAAGCGGGGATAATCCAATATTTTTTAAATCTCCAAGAGTTGAAAGATATGAAAGACCAAGATTTTTAAACAATGTTATTTTAATACAAGGCGATGACTCTGATATTACAATTAATGAAGAAAGTGGAGCGGCGCAGGATCATTTTGTAATAGAGCCTGGATCAAACCATATACATTTAACTGGCGCTAATATTGATTTTACAAGAAACTCTCCAACAGATGAATTACGTTTAGCCTTTTCATTAATAAGTAAAGATGGTGCATCTGTAACAACTCCAGAAAATGTAAGAATTATGGTTGAGTTTGCATCAACAGAAACAGAAACTGCAGAATATGCTAGATTTGAAGCAGAAGTTATTGATGATAGCAGTGGTGGAGCATATGATTTTTCTACAGAACGATATTTTGTTGTAACAAAACAACTTCAAGAATTATATACTAGTGCAAACTTTACATGGAATGCAGTTACTGTTATAAAAATATATGCTTGTGTTATTGATGCAGGTATTCCGTCTAATAATTATTACGTAGCATTAGATGCAATGAGATTAGAAAATATTTCTACAGTAAATCCACTTTATGGTTTAACTGGATATTCAGTAATTCAAAATGTAGATGCATCAACTATTGTAAAAAGTCCTAATACTAGCAATTATATTGAATTTAGATTTTCAGTTGGTGTAACATAATGCCTGATTCAGGAATTAAAAAAATAAGAATAAGACAAAAGAACCTTCCCACAATAGACGTAAATGAAGAAGGTTATATTTTAAAGTATAGGGTAGTTTCTGAAGATAAAAACAGAACATCACAATGGTCACCAACATCAATTGTTCAACCAAACTATACTTACGTTTCTGGAGATATATCTTTTAATAAATCAGGACAAGTTGCAACCCTAGCCTGGGACTCTGTTTCAATACAAAAAGATGGAGTTGAAATTAGAAAAGCACACGAGTTTGATATTTGGTTAAAATGGGATAGAAATGATAATGGAGATTGGATTTATAAACAAAGAATTGATGGTGCAAACATTTCTTTTCCAATTCCCAGCACATACACAATAGGCGGGGTAGTTCAAGGGTCTGCACCTAACAAACTTTCAGCAGAAATATATTTAAAAGGAACTCCAATTACTAGAGAGTCTGCTTTATTATTAGTTTATGAAGATGGTCCACACACCGTTTAATGATATACTTTAATAGGAGGAAATAATGGCAAAAGTACCACTACCAGAAAGAGGGCAGCCTCTTGATGTCACATATTTATACAGTTTGGTTGATGCTGTAAACGATCTTTCTACACAGGTTGCATCTACAACTACTAATAAAACAGTTATAGATACTGTAAGTGCGGGTAAACAAGAAATTAAAACTTCTAATTCAAGAATAATTGGTGGTTATGTTGAAGTTGCCAACAACTCAACAGTTTCTGCTGGAAATGAAAGAACATTTACTTACGATTTTAAAGATTTTAAATACCCTCCAATTGTTTCTGCTACACCAGTAAATATTGGACAAACTCCAGCGGGACAAAATGTAAATGTTATTTTAAAAAGTGTTACAGAAACAAGGGTTGAAGGTGTTGTAAGATTTGGGGCTTCTGGTGATCTATCTTTAGCAGTACATTTGATTATTGTTGGAATTCCAAACTAAAGGATAATTTTATGATTGCTTGCATAAAATGCAAGGGTAGAACCTTTGTTGATAGACAATATAGTAGTATTCAGCACATAGAAACTTATTGCATCGTGTGTGGCTTGAGAAAGTTTTTTCATCCACCAGCAGAAAGTGAAGAGGGAAGATGGTTACTGGCAAAGGAATTATACAGGGCGAAATTTACAATAACGAAACTGTAATAAAGGGAAATCAAAAAATATGGTTTCTAAATAATGACCTGGTAAGAATTCACCATAGTTCACGATCTACTGGAATGGTTTCTTTTTATAATATAACTAAGGATAGAATTGAAACTTGTTTGCGTTCAGATTTTAGGAAAAATAGAGAAAGAGCCTATACTGTTGCAGAGACTGCTAAGTTAATTAATCGTCATAGAAAGTATATGCCTAAGTTAATTAAAACTGGAATGATTCCTCCACCAGTTGGTGCAAAGTTAAATGGTGAACGTGGATTTAGAATAAGATCTTATTATTCAGAAAGCATGGTTAGGGATATTCGTGCTATACTGGCTACTATACATATAGGACAACCAAGAAAAGATGGACTTATAACAAATAATATGACACCCACAAGCCAAGAATTGACACGGCGAATGGGAGACGGTATACTTACATATACAAAGACAGAAGATGGCAGATTTATTCCTGTTTGGGCAGAAAATATTTAACAATAGAAATGGTGGGGACAATGGAAAACGAAAACACAAAGATATCAGTAGCGCTAGGATATACCCTCAACTTGGGTAATTTTCAATCACTAAGGTTTGACTTTGGTGTAGTTGACTCAAAGCGTGATGGCGAAAATACAGATCAGGCCTTTGAAAGAATGTATAAATTTGTTGAAGACAAATTAACAGAAAAGGTTAAAGAAGCAGAAGCAGAGTCTGACAGTAAAGACTAATGGCTGAACGCAAAGACCGAATGGCTTTGCTCAGTAGATTTAATAAGTTTTACCTGCAAAGGTACGAGCAAAAGTCTAACATGAACCTTAACGTAGAGCAATGGGCTGCCGATGCACTTATTGAGTCTTATGGTATATCACAATGTTATGATTTATTAGAATATTATTTTAATATTGCACAAGAACCTACATGGAATTATTTTGCATACAATGCAGAAAAAATTCTTAATGGTAAACTAGAAGTAGAAGAAGATATTAAACAAAGAGCAGCATTAAGACAAAAAGCAAAGGAGTGGCTGAGTGAATAATACAGAAGCAAAATTAATCACAGCAGTACTCAATGATAAACAAATTCATGTTTTATTACAGGCTAATGTTGAAAATCTTTTAAGAACACATAACGATGTATGGAATTTTATTAGGTTGTATTCAGAAAACAATCAGTCAGTTCCTCCAGCATCTTTAGTAATAGAAAAATTTAGAGACTTTACCACAATAGATGGAGTTGGATCAACAAAACATCACCTTGAAGAATTACAAACAGAATATTTAAATGATAGTTTAAAAGATATTTTACGTAACGCAGCATCAGAAGTTCAAGTAGGAAATGGCTCTAATGCACTTGAACAGTTAATCACAAAAACATCAGAGTTAAAAAAGAATACATCTGCTATTCGTGATATTGATGCAACAGATCTAGAGTCTGCACTTGCATATTATGAAAATGTACAAAAACAAAAAGAGACTGGTCAGATTGGTATTAAAACTAATCTTCCAGGATTTGATAATTATTTGCCTTCTGGAATTATGCCAGGTCAATTGGGAGTATTCCTAGCCTACCCTGGTATTGGTAAGTCGTGGATGGCTCTATACTTTGCTGTACAGGCTTGGAAACAAGGCAAGTCTCCTTTAATTATTTCTCTTGAAATGTCTGAAACAGAAGTTCGTAATCGTGTGTTTGCAATTATGGGCGAAGGTGTTTGGTCTCATCGTAAACTAAGCAATGGTGAGGTAGAACTTGACATGCTTAAAAATTGGCATGCTAATAAAGTTGCGGGCAGACCAGAGTTTCATATTATTTCTAATGATAATGGTGGGGAAGTTACCCCATCAGTTATTCGTGGAAAGATTGACCAATATAGACCAGACTTTGTTGTTGTAGACTATTTACAACTTATGAGTCCAAATCAAAAGTCAGATAATGAAACGGTACGAATGAAGAACCTTTCACGAGAACTTAAACTTATGGCTATTAGTGAAGAAGTTCCGATCATTGCCATCTCATCTGCCACTCCAGATGATGTAAAAGATCTCAGTAGTGCACCAACTTTGGGTCAAACAGCATGGTCTAGACAGATTGCTTATGATGCTGACTGGGTAATGGCCCTTGGTCGTGCTACCAATAGTGATATTATTGAATGTGTATTTAGAAAAAATCGTAATGGTTTTATGGGTGATTTTTTAGTGCAAGTAGATTTTGATAAAGGGTATTATCGTTATAAGGATTTTGAAGATGGCAAGTAAAGATTCTTATACTGCAGACCAAGTTCGTCGTGTTTTAATTGGGGCAGGTGTTGACATTGAGGCAGAATATGGAACCGACTATATAATTTTTTGTCCTTACCATAATAATAATAGAACTCCTGCTGGAGAAGTATCAAAAGATCATGGAATGTTTTTTTGTTTTGGATGTCAAACTACACGAACTTTAATTGAGTTTGTAATGCATATATCAAATAGAACATATTTTGAGTCTGTTAGATATATTAAAAGTAAAGAGCAAGAAACAAGTATTGAGGATTCTATAAACAAAGCGTTAATAGATAAGCCAGACTTTGTGCAATATGATGAACTACTTATTAAAAGATTAAATAATCAAGCACTTGAATCTCCAAGAGCAATAAGATATTTTGAAGGAAGAAAAATAACAAAAGACTCTGTAATTAAGTTTAATCTTGGATATTCCGACAAACAAGATTCTGTAACTATACCAGTACACTCCCCTGACGGCATGTGTATAGGATTTGTTGCAAGAACCATTGAGGGTAAAGAATTTAAAAATACTCCAGGTTTACCAAAAGGAAAGATTCTTTTTAATTTGCATAGAATAAAAACATCAAATATAGTTTATGTAGTAGAATCATCTTTTGATGCAATTAGACTAGATCAAGTAGGTTTCCCTGCCGTTGCTACGTTAGGGGCTAATGTTTCTGCAGCACAGATAAAACTATTAGAAAAATATTTTAATAGCATTGTCTTAATTGCAGATAACGATGATGCAGGAATGATAATGAGAGATAAGTTAATTGAAAAACTTGGACCAGTTGTCACTTCTGTTTATATAGATAAAAAATATAAAGATATAGGCGATATGGATGATGATTCAATTAAAAAACTGGAGTTCCAGTTTGACAATTCTATTATCGGCATGTTAAAATAGATAAAAGCATACAAGGAGAAAAAAATAATATGACTATAGTAAAGGGACTAAAAAACATTAACGCCCTAGTTGACAAACCAAAATATGATGAAAATTCACCAAAGGTAAGATGGTTAAAACTTGCCGATGGTCAATCAGCAAAAATTCGTTTCATTGAAGAACTAGATGAGGACTCTGCAAACTACAATGCAGAACGTGGTCTTGCACTAGTTGTAAAGGAACACACAAATCCAAAAGACTACAAGCGCAAGGCTGTAGATACAATGGAGTCAGAAGGTCGTGACTGGGCAGAAGAAATGCACCGTAAAGATCCAAAGGCTGGCTGGAGAGCACGTCTTCGTTTCTATTGCAATGTTCTAGTTGACGATGGCATTGAACCACCTTATGTGGCTATTTGGTCAATGGGTGTTAGCAAGCAATCAGCATTTAATACAATTCGTGAGTATGCTCTTGAAACAGGAAGCATCTCTAACGTACTATGGAAAGTAAAGCGTAATGGTCAGGGAACTGAAACATCTTATACAACTATTCCAGGTGCACCAGACAAGGAACCATTTGATTGGTCCGAAGTTAAGCCATATCCTCTTGAGTTGGCACTAAAGAAAATTCCTTATGCCGAGCAAGAAGCATTCTATTTGGGCTTTGATGGCCCAACAACTTCATCTGCAACCAACGTAGATTGGTAAGATGAGTTACGTAGGCTTACACGTACACACACACTATTCATTATTTGATGGTGTTGCTACTCCAGAAGAATATATTGACCGAGCAGTTGAACTTGGTATGCCAGCATTGGCTATCACAGATCACGGAACTTTATCTGGGCATCGGGAACTGTACCGAATTGCAAAAGCAAAAGGTGTAAAGCCTATTCTTGGCGTAGAAGGATATTTTTGTGCTGATAGATTTGATAAGAGGGCAAAAGCAGAACGCACTGAGCCAACTGATATGGTCTATAACCACATTATCCTTCTCGCTAAGAACCAACTTGGTTTAGAGAATCTAAACAAGATTAATGAAATTGCTTGGACTGAAGGATATTTCAGTAAGCCACGCTTTGACTTTGAAGTTCTTGAGAAGTACAGCGAAGGCATTATTGTTTTATCTGGATGTCTAAGCGGTATCATTGCAAAGGCTATTGAGCATGGAGAGTATGCTCAGGCAAAGAAGCATATTGAATGGTTTAAAAAAGTATTTAAAGATGACTTCTATATGGAGTTAATGCCACACAATGGTGCAGAAGTTAATAAGCAGTTATCAGATCTTGCAGATGAGTTTAAGGTTGAAGTTGTAGTAACACCAGACTGTCACCATGTTGACGATTCACAAAAGGAAATACAAGAGTTTAAGTTACTTATGAACTCTCACGCAAAGGTGCAAAAAGATGCAACATATGAAAAATCAAAAAAGAAAGGCAATATGCTGCAACGCCTAGACTACTTGTATGGCGAAGACCGACAAATGTCATTCAATAAGTTTGACATTCACCTTTTATCTTATGATGAGATGAAGGTTGCCATGGAATTGCAGGGTATAGTGAGAGAAGATATGTATATCAACTCTATAGCCATTGCAGATAAGATTGAAGATTATGATATTAAGGATGGTTTAAATTTATTACCAGTCCAGTATAAAAATCCTGCCAAAGAACTTAGGTCTATTGCTATACAAGGTTTAAAGGATCGTGGTTTAGATTTAGACAAAGTTTATCTAGATAGACTAGATGAAGAGTTGGAAATTATTAAATCAAAAAACTTTGATTCATATTTTCTTGTTGTTCAGAGTATGATTGCTTGGGCTAAAAAAGAAAAAATTATGGTTGGTCCAGGTCGTGGATCTTCTGCGGGATCTTTAGTTTGTTATGCACTTGGTATTACAGATATTGACCCTATCAAGTATGGCCTATTGTTCTTCCGCTTTATTAATCCAGAGCGTAATGACTTTCCAGATATTGACACCGACATTCAGGATTCTCGTCGTGAAGAAGTAAAAGATTATCTTGTTAGACAATATAGGCATGTTGCATCTATTGCTACCTTCTTACAGTTTACTGGTAAAGGCATTGTTCGTGATGTATCAAGAGTATTAAACATTCCTCTTTCAGATGTAAACAAAGTGTTAAAAACCGTAGATACATGGGATGATTTTTGTAGTTCTAAATCAACGCTAGACTTTCGCAATAAATATCCAGAAGTAGAGATATACGGAGAACAACTTCGTGGTCGTATTCGTGGTACAGGAATTCATGCTGCTGGTGTTGTAACTGCAAAAGAACCAATATTTAGGCATGCCCCTATGGAAACAAGATCTTCTACTGGCAGCGATGAACGTATACCAGTTGTTGGAGTTGACATGGAAGAGGCAGAAAGAATTGGCTTAGTTAAGATTGATGCACTAGGCCTAAAGACTCTTAGCGTTATTAAAGATACTATTGATATGATTAAAACAAATCACTTTAAAGATATTAATTTATTAGAAATTAATCTTGAAGATGCTAATGTATATGAAATGTTATCAAGCGGATTTACTAAAGGAGTGTTTCAATGTGAGGCAACTCCTTACACAAACCTTCTCGTTAAGATGGGTGTAAAAAACTTAAACGAACTTGCTGCATCTAATGCTCTTGTTCGTCCAGGTGCTATGAACACTATTGGTAAAGACTATATTGCTCGTAAGCATGGAAAACAGTCGGTATCATATAGTCATCAGGTAATGAAACCATTTACGGAGGACACTTATGGCTGTGTTTTATACCAGGAACAGGTTATGCAAGCATGCGTATACCTTGGAGGCATGTCCATGTCGGAAGCAGATAAAGTTAGAAAAATCATTGGCAAGAAAAAAGATGCTAAAGAGTTTGATGTATTCAAAGACAAGTTCGTTAAAGGTGCTTCTGCCTATATTAGTCCCAATCAGGCTCTTGATTTATGGCATGACTTTGAAGCGCATGCGGGCTACTCATTCAACAAGAGTCATGCGGTTGCTTACTCTACAGTCTCGTATTGGACGGCGTGGTTAAAGTATTATTATCCTCTTGAATTTATGTTTGCACTTCTTAAAAATGAAAAAGATAAAGATGGTCGCACAGAATATCTAATTGAGGCTAAGCGCATGGGTATTTCAATTAAACTACCTCATATTAATGATTCAGATACAGATTTTAAGATTGAGGGTAAGGGTATTCGTTTTGGGCTTAGTGCTATTAAGTACATATCTGACACAATTGCAGAAAGGTACATTGCAGCAAGACCATTTAAATCTTATAAAGAACTTGAGGAATTTACTTTTACTAAAGGGAATGGGGTTAATAGTCGTGCATTACAGGCATTAAGATCAATTGGTGCTGCTACATTTCCAGATAATCCAAGAAATGATGATGAGATTAAAGAGAACCTGTATGATTATCTAAACCTTCCAGAGTTTAATATTACAATTCCATCCCACTACTATGCATTTATTAATGATGTGGAAGATTTTGAAGAAAAGGGTTCTTTCATATTAATGGGAATGGTTAAAACAATTAAAAGAGGAACTGGGTGGTCACGAGTTGAAGTTCTTGATAAGACAGGCTCTGTTGGTATATTTGATGAAGAATCAACGACTATTGAGACAGGTCGTACCTATTTAATTCTTGCTAGCGATAACAGGATCGTTTCTGCAATTCCTGTAGATGAAATAAAAGAATCTTCAAATGCATTAATTAAATTCTTAAGTTATAAGCAACTGCCTTATAAAGAAGACGAAATGTTTGTTGTTTCTTTTAAACCAAGAATTACAAAGGCTGGAAAAAAAATGGCTTCACTTACATTAGCAGATACTGCACGAGACTTACACTCTGTTACAGTATTCCCAACAGCATTTCCAAAAGCCTACATGCATGTTCAAGAAGGCAATGCATATAAATTTAGTTTTGGTAAAACCAAAGATGGAACCGTTATAATGGAGGATGTAAATGTCGGTTAGTGTAGAAGATGTATTATCTCAGTTAGACCCAAAAATTAGAAAGCGACTTGGAACTGGAGAGGGAATTAATTTTGAATATCAGCCAACGCCAAGTTTTGGTTTAAATCGTGCATTAGGAGGAGGCTTACCTTACGGTAGGCAGGTACTAATTTGGGGCAGCAAGTCTTCTGCTAAATCTTCTATGTGTTTGCAAATGATTGCTTTAGCACAAAAAGAAGGTAAGGTATGCGCCTGGATTGATTCTGAAATGTCGTACTCAGAAGATTGGGCAAAACAATTAGGGGTAGATCCAACAAAACTGATTTATTCACAAGCACGTACTATTAGCGATATGGTAGATGTTGGTGTAGGACTAATAAATGCTGGTGTTGATCTAATCGTAATTGACTCAATTACCTCAATGCTTCCTGCTATATATTTTGAAAAAGATTCGGATGAAATGAAAGCACTTGAAAATACAAAACAGATTGGCGCTGAGTCTAGAGATTTTAGTAATGCCTGGAAGATGCTTAATTATGCAAATAATAAAGTAAAGCCTACACTTCTTGTTCTTATTTCTCAGTCTAGAAATAATATTAATGCAATGTACACAAGTCAGCAACCATCTGGTGGTCAGGCCACCAAGTTTTATTCTTCTTGTGTAATTAAATTATTTTCTTCAGAATCTGATAACCAAGCACTTAAAGGAAAAATTAAAATTGGTGACAAACTAATTGAAGAAAAAATTGGTAGAAAGATTCGCTGGGAACTTCAATTCTCCAAAACTTCTCCAGGATTTCAATCTGGCGAATATGATTTTTATTTTAGAGGTGATAATATTGGCATTGATGCAATTGGAGATTTAGTTGATACTGCAGAGTCAATTGGCTTACTTAATAGAACTGGCGCATGGTATCAATTAGATGATGGAACAAAAGTACAAGGTCGTGATGGTTTAATTAATCGTGTTAAAGAAGATTTAGATTTACAAGAAACACTTAGGACAAAAATAATTAATGTCTGAACAAAATTTTTCTACATATGAAGGTAAATGGCCTTGTAAAACTTGTCAAGAAATTGTAAAAGTGTTAAGGTTTTATGCAAAAACTGGAGATGCTACTTGGATGTGTTCGCAAAAACATATTTCAAAAGTTAACTTAATTCCTATTAAAAAAAAGAAAAGAGACTATTTAAAGTGAATAATAAAATTGATACAGGATTTTATAATTTTTTAGATAAAAATATTTATGGACAAAGTTTAATTCATTTAATTAATCTATATTTACCTAAAAATTCTACTATCGTAGAAGTAGGAACTGGTGCTGGTACAACAGTATGTATGCTTGCTCAGCACTGCCCCAATATTAAAAAAATATATACAATAGATCCATATATACCTTATACTACAACATGGGTAGAAAATAATGATCATTTTGGTAAAAAAGAAGTTGATAATTTAAAAATTCTTGCAGAGCATAATATTAAATTTAGTGGATTTCAAGAAAAAATAGAGTTAATAAATTTAGAATCTGACCTAGCCTTATCAATGTTTGATAAAGAATCTATAGATTTACTTTTTTATGATGCAACACAAAGTTTAGAAATGACACATAAAGATATTAGTAATTGGTATAAAAAAATAAAAATAGGTGGAATTATTTCTGGTCACTGTTGGAATATTTTACAAGATGCAATTTTAAATTTTAAAAATAATATAGGTGAAGATAATATTTTAAGTATTCATGATAATGTTTGGGCATGGATAAAAAAGTGACAGAAAAAAATGAATCAAAAAGAATAGGAGCAAAACAACATAAAAACTCTGGTCGTAACACTAAAAAGGGTGATGCTACTTGGAGAGGATTTGTTGTTGACTTTAAAGAAAGCAAAAAATCTTTTACATTAAATAAAGATATTTGGGCCAAGGCTGTTACTGATTCTATTCAGGCGGGTAGAGATAAATCTCCAGCAATTGTTGTAATTCTTGGAGAAGGTAATACAAAGGTAAGGCTTGCTATAATTGAAATGAACATGCTAGAGCAATTAACAGAGGAGAAATAGATGATATTAAGAAATCCAACAGAAATATTTCTAGTTAGTTTGCTTGTTATTTTTTTACTCCCATATCTTTTTTGGAAATTTTTTAAAACAGACAACTATATGCCATTAGCAGTGGTTCAAATTGTTTCTGGAATTATTCTTGGACCAGGAATACTTGGAAAACAGTTTCCAGAATTTTATAATACAATATTTACAGAAGATAATATTAAGGTTTTAAGCGGAATAGCCTGGTGGGGTGTAATGTTATTCGTTTGGACCGCTGGCGTTGAATTAAATTTAAAAGAGGCAATTACTAAAAAGAAAGACACACTGGTAACATCTGCATTTGCTCTTTTAACTCCTCTATGTTTTGGTTCTATTCTTGCATTAATTATTTCAAATTATCCTGGATGGGAAGGTAATAATGCTAGTACATGGCAATTTACTTTTGGAGTTGGAATGGCTACAGCAGTAACTGCATTACCAATTTTAATTCTCCTTATGGAAAAACTTGGAATTTTTAATAAAGAATTAGGTAAAAGAACATTAAGATATGCAAGCCTAGATGATATTTTTATTTGGGCAGTACTTGCTATTATTATTATGGATTGGCAAAGAGTTATTAGACAAATAATTTTCTTACCAATATTTGTATTATTTTCTTATTTATTAAACAAACTTATTGCAAAAGTTCCAGAATCTCGTGATCGCTGGGCAATAGCAATGCTTTGGATTATTGTGGTTGGATTTGCAGCAGATTGGTCTGGATTACATTATATGGTTGGTGCATTCCTTGCTGGAGTAACAATGAAGTCTGAATGGTTTAATAAAAATGAAATGAAAATGTTTAGAGATAATATACTTTTAATTCTTATGCCAGTGTTTTTTCTTATTACTGGTTTAAAAACTGGTTGGTCTGTATCTGGTACATTTGTAATACTTGTTGCTATTATTCTGTTAATTGTACAATTTATGTCAAAGATTTTAGGAGTTTTGATTGCTGGAAAAATTCTGAAATGGAAAAAAACAGATGCTTTTGTTATTGGGGTACTACTTCAAACAAAGGCTTTAATTGAAATTATTTTTTGTACAGTTTTATTAGATAAGGGAATAATTACATCTCAAATGTTTACTGCATTACTAATAATGGCAATATTAAGCACAATCAGCACTATGCCAATAACAAGGAGGTTAGTTAAAAAATGACAACAGAAAAAACAACACTAGAGATGGTTAATGGGCTTGTAGAAATTGCAGACTATATGCAAGATGAAGAACTTACTGCTGCCCTAACATTTATTGCCAAGGTAATAATTAAGCCAGACATTCCTGCTCAAGTAGCAAGTATTGAGATAGTAAGGCTTCAAGCAATAGCAGCAAAGATGGCTTTCAGGGCTACCTGGATGGCCAATGTAGACAAAAATGATCGTGCCAAAAAGAACATATATTACACAGCAGCAGAATCTATAAACAACTTGGTGTCAGCGCTTAAATATATAATGCGCTAACCTGCTATACTTAATACAAACAAAGGATAAAAATGGCTAAAAATTTATTAAAACAAGTTATGATTAAAGATACCAAAAGTAAGGTTACAAATACTGAAGAAGACGAAGGTTTTGTTGAAGGTTTAGTAGACGCAATTAACTCTGGATACCTTGCTAAAACAAAACCAAAATTTACAAAGAAAAATAATTTTTCTGCATCTAATTTAACCTACGGCTCTGGAGAGTGCCCAAGATATTGGCATTTAGCATTTGAAGGTCAAATATTTTATGACAATGCAGATGCTTTTGGTGTAGCAAATAGAACACAGGGAAGTCTTGGGCATGAAAGAATTCAAGAAGCAATAGCAGCATCTGGATTGCTTGCAGAAGATATGGAGTTTGATCCACTTCCAAGAAAATATAACAAGCAAACTCATCCAGCAATGGAATTTAGAGTTAAAACTGATGATCCACCATTTGACGGATATGGCGATGTAATGCTTGACTATAAAGGTGAAAGACTTATTGGTGAAATAAAGACAATGCCTAATGATGGATTTCAATACAAAAAAATAAGTAGACGACCTAAGATGGGTCACCTAATGCAATTATTAATGTATATGAAAGTTTTAAAAATTCGTAAAGGTGTTATGATTTATGAAAATAAAAATAATCACGAGTTACTTACATTGCCTGTAGTAGTAAATGAACATTATCGTAATTGGGTAGAGCAGGCTTTTGAGTGGATGAGAATAGTTTATAAAAATTGGCAAGATCAAAATTTGCCAGAAATTCCATATCGCTCAAATTCAAAAATTTGTAAAGTCTGTCCAATTCAAAAAGCATGTGCTGAGGCAGGGCCAGGCACAATAAAGATTAAACCTTTGGTATTATTAAAGGATGAAGAGGGTTAATTAATGTGAAATTGTGTGAAAGATGCGAGACCCCGTTTAAACCTAAAGTAAGTTATCAAATTTATTGTGGAAACTTTTGCAGAGAAGAAGCAACAAAAGCGAAGATAGCCGAAAGGTATCAAATAACTCGCAGACAAAAAAGAAAAGGAAAGAAAAGGCTTTGTCTTGGTGGTTGTAAAGAACAACTTTCAATATACAATGATTCTGGGTTTTGTTCTAATTGCAATGTAAATAAAAAAGAAGTAGATAAAATGTTAAAACAAATAAAAGGATTTATTGACTATGAACAACAATGGTAATCCCAAAACAATTTGTGCTATTGATGCAAGTACCAATAGTCTTGCTTTTGCTATTTTTAATGATAAGACTTTGGGAGATATTGGTAAAATTAATTTTGAAGGAAAAACAAATTACGAAAAGGTTATGGATGCTTGCGCTAAAACAAAAGCATTTTTTGAATATTGTGGAGGATTTGAAGCAGTTATAATTGAACATACTGTATTTATGAATAGTCCTAAAACTGCTGCAGATCTAGCATTGGTTCAAGGCGCACTTTTGGGTGCAGCAGGGTTAACTGGAACAAAAACTATAGGAACAGTAGCACCCATAACTTGGCAAAATTATTTAGGAAACAAAAAATTAACAAAAGAAGAACAGATTACAATTAGGCTAAAATCCCCTGGAAAATCAGAATCTTGGTATAAGGCATACGAGAGGCAAATTAGAAAAGAAAGGACTATAAAAATAATTGAAATTAATTATGATAAAATTATTAGCGACAACGACGTTGCTGACGCTTGTGGTATCGGGCATTGGGCTATTAATAATTGGGATAAAGCGATAGGGGTAAATAAATAATGAAAAACGTAAAAAGTTTGACCGTTGTTGGCGGTGGGACCGCTGGTTTAGTTTCTGCACTTATTTTAAAAAATCGCAGCAACCTAGATGTAAATTTAATTTATTCTTCAAATATTGGCATTGTCGGTGTAGGTGAAGGATCAACAGAACATTTTAAAGAATTTATGAATTTTCTTGGAATTAAAGATAGTGAAATTATTTTAGAGTGCGATGCAACATTTAAAATAGGTGTTATGTTTGATAATTGGATAAAAGATAAAAAATATTTACATTCTGTTTATCATCCATACGCATCAAAGTCTGGACAATACCTTAACGTATATGGAAAACAAATACCTGAAAATTTAAATCTTTATCCAGAAAGTATTGTAAATAATTTAGTTCCTCCAAGTGCAATAAATATAGACTCTTCGGCACCAACAAACCAGTATCATTTTAATACTTTTAAATTAAATGATTTTTTAAAAAAGAAAGCCGTTGCAACAGGCATTAATGTTTTTGATGATGATATAGTTGAAGTTCAACTAGACGAAACGGGTTTTATTGATTTTATAGTTGGAGAAAAATCAAAATATAAAAGTGATTTTTATATAGATGCAACAGGATTCAATAGAATTTTAATGAATAAATTAGACGTTAAATGGAAATCTTTTAGCAAATATTTAAAATTAAACTCTGCAATTACATTTCCAACAGGAGATGAAGACAATTACAATTATTGGACATTGGCAAAAGCAATGGATGCAGGCTGGAGATTTAAGATACCAACTTGGGGCCGTCACGGAAATGGATACATATACGACAAAAACTTTATAACTGCTGACGAAGCAAAATTAGAGGTAGAAAAAGAACTTGGACATGAAGTAGAGATTGGAAAAACTTTTGAGTTTGATCCTGGCGCTTTAGAAAATGTCTGGAGTAAAAACTGTGTTGCAATGGGATTAAGCGGATGTTTCTTTGAACCATTAGAAGCAACCTCAATTGGATTAACAATTCAACAAAGTTTTTTGTTAATGCATAAAATTCAAAACTATGATGAAAGAGTTATAAAAGATTATAATGAATCATTTGAAAAAATAACAGAAAATATTAGAGACTTTATTGTGTTGCATTATTTAACAAAAAGAAATGACACTGAATTTTGGAAAAATATTTTAAGTGTAGAAATTCCAGAGTCTTTAAAATATAATTTAGAAAGATGGAAAACAAAACTTCCAATCGCTGAAGATTTTATGAATTATTCTACCTACGCTATGTTTTCTGCAGCCAACTTTGCTGTTGTTATGGCTGGTCTTAATTTATTTGATAATGATGCAATTTTACAAGAATATAATTTTTTATCAAATAATCTAAAAAGATATACAGAAAACATAACTGCTTCTGCTTGGCTTGAAAGTGAAGTAACAAAATCAATAGAACATAAAAAAATAATTCAAATTATTAGGGATGTAAACTAAAATATGCCAGAATTAAATGCCAATATTCCACCAATTGAATGTTATGTTCGTGGTAATTATTTAAGAAATCAAAAAGATAGTCATGACAAGTATTTCCCATGTGTTATATTTGGTGTTGCTAGTATAAAAAGCAGAAGTCCTTTATTTCACATAATGATGGAAGACGGTGGGCTATGGTGGAGATTGCCAATTAGTGCATTTTGTACAAAACCTGGAGTTCCTGAAGTAGACTTACACAATTTAGTTTTATGGAACTCCTTTAGCCATCACATATCTGTGACTAAATTTGAAAATCTTACAAACCTTAGAATGTCATATATTGATAGAACAAAGACAAGACATGATGGAACATATCTCTTTACTCTTGACTGGCATAATCCAGATGCAAACGTTATGGATGACGGGTATTCAGAAAGTCCTTCTGAGCACAAATGTGGACACGTCATACAGCGAGATGATGGCAACTTTGCTGTTCAGCCCAATAATAGAGTTCGTATTTATGAACCTTCCTTTACCCTGAAAAAAGATTATGTTATTGAAAGAATAATTAATGATTATAAATGGGATGTTGAAAATCAAAATAAATGGATGCTGGAAGACTCTGATAAATTTTATTATGATATTAATACAAAAGAGGTTGACAAATAACACTATGAGTGGTAAACTGTATACAAGTGAGGTTTGGCTCCGTAAGAGATATCTTATAGATAAAAAATCTCCGCAAGACATTGCAAAAGAATGCGGGACTAGTGTAGAAACTGTTTACGTATATCTTGCAAAATTTAAACTAAGGAGATCAAAGCGATGAAAGAACAACCAATCTATACTACTGGCGGTATAATTTTAGATTACGATTATTTTAAAATAGCATCAATAATGACAATTTTAAGAGCAAAAGGTTTATATCAAAATAAACCAATGCTGTCTTTACCATTTCTAGATTGGTTTGAGTCTTATGATTTTAGTGACTTTAATTTAATTGAATTTGGTTCTGGAAACTCAACAAATTATTTTGCTGACAAAGTAGAAACTGTTGTTTCGTTTGAAACTGATATAAATTTTTATAATAATTTTAAATCATCACTATCAGAAAATGTTGACTACAGGTTTATTCAAAAATATGATTTAGAAAATAAAATTCCAGATATAGAAATTAACGATAAAACAATTGTTTTTATTGATTCTGCATCTAATAGATTTTTATTAACTAAGAATATTTTAAAGACTGAATCTCCAAATATTTTAATATTAGATAATAGTAACGAATACAAAAATACATGTAAGTTTTTATATGATAACGGTTATTTAGAAATTCCACTTTGGGGATTAAGATTTATGGAAGTTGAAGAAGCATGCACATCAGTTTTTATTAAAAATAATTTTAATATGATAGAAAAAAATTATAATTATTTTTCTCCTGGATCTATTCAAAAAACAGAAAATTCTTGGGATATAGATTCAGAATAATTAAATTTTAAAAATAGATAGAGGTATTAAGATTAAATTAAATCCAGTATTTAAAGATGTAAAAAATTTTAGTTGTGAAGATTTATATCTTCATTCTATTGGTGCTCCATCTGGGAAAGATATTTGGTTAACATGCCACGGAATTGCACAAATGCTTGTTGATAAAAATATTGCATACGGAGATTCTGCTTTAGATCCCGTTAGAATTTTTAGCAAGGCAGATCCAGTAGAACAACTTAGGGTAAGAATTGATGATAAGTTAAGCAGACTTATGAAGGGTACAGACTATGTTGGAGACAACGATATAGATGATCTTATTGGATATTTGGTATTGCTTAAAATAGCAAAGGAAAAAAATGTCAACTGAAACAGAATTAATAGAGCATCTTGATGAAGTAAATAAAGTTGTTGCGGAATATCTTAAAGGTCAAGATCCAACAAAAATTTCTAAAGACTTGAACATGCCAAGAACTCGTGTTGTTGCATTAATTAATGAGTGGAAAGTCATGGCTTCCGCTAATGAAGCAATTCGTGCTCGTGCAAAAGAAGCACTTGCTGGAGCAGATGCACATTATAGTAAATTAATTACAAAATCTTATGAGGTTATTGATGAGGCATCAATGACAAATAATCTTAGTGCAAAAACACAAGCAATTAAGTTAGTTGTAGACATTGAAAAATCTAGAATTGAAATGCTTCAAAAGGCTGGTCTACTTGAGAACAAAGAACTTGCAGAAGAGATGGTTGAGATTGAACGTCGTCAAGAAGTTCTTGTTGGCATTCTTAGAGACATTGCGTCAGAACATCCTGAAGTTCGTGATTTAATTATGCATAGACTTTCATCTATTGCAAAAGAAGGCGAAGTGATTACAATTGTCCACGATGTTCAATGATTTTCTTGAAGTATTAAAAGAAAACCATTTTATTGAAAAACCAGTTGACGTAAAAACATTTGTGCAGTCACCAGATTATCTTGGACAACCAATATTGTCCGATATTCAATATGAAATAGTAGAGGCCATGAGCCAAATTTATCGTAAAGAAGATCTTATGGAGTTGATGGGTGATGCCGAAGGATTAAATCATTTTAATAAATACACTAAAAATGAACTAATTCTACAACTTGGCAAGGGATCTGGAAAAGACTTTATATCTACCGTAGCATGTGCATATGTAGTATATAAACTGCTTTGTCTCAAAGATCCAGCAATATATTTTGGCAAGCCTGCAGGAGATGCTATTGATATTATTAACGTTGCTGTTAACGCTCAACAGGCTAAGAATGTTTTCTTTAAAGGTTTTAAAACAAAAATTGAAAAGTCACCATGGTTTGCTGGAAAGTATAATGCTAAAGCAGACTCTGTAGAATTTGATAAGGCAATTACTGTTTATTCTGGTCATTCAGAAAGAGAATCGCATGAGGGATTAAACCTTCTTATGGCAGTGCTTGATGAGATTTCTGGTTTTGCAACAGAGGTTAATACTGGCAATGAACAGGGTAAGACTGCTGACAATATATATAAAGCATTTCGTGGTACTGTAGATTCTCGTTTCCCTGATCTTGGTAAAGTTGTTTTGCTTTCATTCCCACGCTATCAAGGTGATTTTATTTCTCAGCGATATGAATCAGTAATTGCAGAAAAAGAAACTGTTGAACGCACACACACATTTATTATGAATGAAGATTTGCCACATGATGATCCAGGAAATCAATTTGAAATTTCATGGGAAGAAGACACAATACTGTCATACAAAATTCCAAGGGTGTATGCATTTAAACGACCAACTTGGGAAGTTAACCCTACTCGTAAAATAGAAGATTTTAAACTAGCCTTTTACACAGATTTAGGAGATGCAATGATGCGTTTTGCATGCATGCCTACATATGCATCAGATGCTTTCTTTAAACAAAAAGATAAATTAGAAAAATGTATGAACACTAGAAATCCATTAGATCAGTTTAGAAGGTTTGATGAAACCTTTAAACCAGATGAGAATAAAGTTTATTACATACATGCCGACCTTGCACAAAAACATGACAAATGTGCTGTTGCTATTGCACATGTTGATAAATGGGTTAACATTCAAGTTATTAAAGATTATGAGCAGGTTGCTCCTATTGTTGTTGTTGATGCCGTTGCCTGGTGGGAGCCAAGAGCAGAAGGACCAGTCAATTTATCTGAGGTAAAACAATGGATTATGAATTTGCGTAGACAAGGATTTAATATTGGTATGGTTTCTTTTGACCGATGGCAGTCTTTTGATATTCAGAATGAATTACAGGCTGTTGGAATTAAAACAGAGACTGTTTCAGTTGCTAAAAAACACTATGAAGATTTGGCTATGATGATTTATGAAGAGCGTGTTGCTATTCCAATGATTCCAATTTTGCTAGAAGAAATGTCAGAATTAAAAATAATGAAAGGCAATAGGGTTGATCACCCTCGTAAAAAGTCAAAAGACTTGGCTGATGCAGTTTGTGGGGCGGTATTTGGAGCAATATCCCATACACAAAAGACTAATAATACAGAGATAGAAATTCACACATGGAGTTCTTCTACACGACTTGCAGAAAAGCAGCAACGTATGGTAGAATTGGATAATCGGGAAATGCCTAACGATGTTAAGGATTTTCTAGATAAACTCAACTTAATATAAAAATAACAAGGAGAATAATGAATTCATTTAAGAAAATTGCCCTAGGACTCGCTGCAGCCATGTCCTTTGGCGTAATGTCAGCACTTCCGACAAGTGCTGCTGTTATTGCACCAACCTTGACAATTGATTCTGCTACAGATTCAATTATCGTAGGTGAGACTGCAACAGCAGTAGTTTCATTGTCATATATTTCAGAAACATCAGCAGATACAGCAACAGTTCTATCTGCCATGTTTACACAGCCTTCTACGGCTAACAAGTCTGCAACACTTACATTGCTTGAAACAAATACAGCAACAGTGGCAATTGCAGGAGATAGTTTAACTGCAAATGTTAACTCAACAGTTAATACAGCAGGATACGTAACAGCAAAGTTTACAGTTACTTTGGCTGCTCCAACAGTTGCTGGAACATATGTTGCAACAATTCTTACAACACGTCCATCAAGTGGTCCTTCTGTATCTTGGACAGTAACAGTAGGTGCAGGAGATACAGTTCCTTCAGCATCAACAACAACTTCAATTCTTAATAGAGGTGAAGTAATTACTGCTACAACAGATGATTCAGTATTTGCGCCAAAGGTAGCATCATCAGATGCAGCAGCGGTAATTGTTCTTTCACAAAAGAATGCAGCAGGTAGAGCAACATCAGAATCACTTCTTGCTACAGTAACTGGAGCAGGTCTTGTTGGTTATGGTACAAATGCTACAACAATTGGATCAGCAGGTCGTTCACTTGTAATTCCATCAGGCAACTACATTGGTGTTTTTGCTGACGGTACAGCAGGAGTTGGAACAGTTACAATTACAACCCTTACAGGAACAGTTCTTGCAACAGAGACTGTAACATTCTATGGAGATATCGCAACAATTGTTGCTACTCCAATTAAGTCTGTCATTGCAGTTGGTGCAAATACAACTACTGTAAAGGCAGTTGCTAAGGATGCATCAGGTGTAACAGTTGGTGCGGGAACACTTTATGCTAATTCATCAGATTTATCTATAGTATCTGATTCAGGTACAGCAGTGGCAATTTCAAATGGTGAAGCACTATTTACAATTACTGGCGTTAAGGCTGGTGGTGCTGCAGTTACAATTAGAAATGCAACGGGAACTATTAAGTCTGCTCCAGTATCTACTCGTGTAGAGTCACCAGCAGCAACAGTTAAGTTGTCATTTGATAAGGATACATACCTTCCAGGAGAAGCAGCAATTATCAAGGTACAGGTTCTTGATGCAGCAGGTCTTCCAGTATCTGGAAAAGCACATTCTGCTCTATTTGCAACAGGTGGAATTACTTCAACCTACGCATTTGGTTCAGGATCAGATGTTATTACAGCAACATCAGTTACAACTGATACAGATACAGTTAAGTCATACAAGGTATTTATGCCATTGACAGAAAACACTGTAACTATTTCAGCAACTGGTGGAACTTCACTTCCTTTGGCTGGACAGGTAGCAGTATCTGCAACAGCAAAGGTATCAAATTCTTCTTCTAGCACAAACGCTACTCTTGCAGCATTAGTTGCACAAGTAACAGCATTGCAAGGAATTTTTGATAGTCTTAAAGCAGAACTTGCTGCAGAAAAGGCTAAGGCAATTGCTGATCGTGCTGCTTTTGTAAAGCAATATAATGCACTTGCTACAAAGTGGAACAAGAAAAATCCAAAGGCTAAAGTAAAACTTTTAACTAAGTAAAACTTTATAAATTAGAGGGTTAGCCAAGTGCTAGCCCTCTTTTTTATTTAATAAAAATGGTATAATTACTAATATAGTTAACCATAGGAGATCACCACTCAATTGATTAATCTCAAACAAAAAATAACTTTAGCGTTTGGGGTGGGATTATTTTTAACAGTTTTTGGAATTATGGCACCAGATCATGCTGGGGCTACAGATAATCAAGAGCAGGTCATTGTCAGCCCTGCCCAACAAGCAGTTAATTCAGCCCTTGAAACGGCTACTGTGCAGGTTCAGCAAGCCATAGCAGCCACAGACACAGCCACTGCCACTATAGCAGTAGCAGTTGCTGAAAGGGTAGAGGCTCAGGCAGCGGTGGATACATTAACAGCCACAGTATCAGTAGCACAATCAAATGTAGTCTTAGTAGACACAGCAACCGCTACAATTGGTGCAATAGATTTATCTGTTACACCAGTAGATCAAAGTTCGCAAGTGGTTCAAGATGCTAAAGATACTATTGTTACAGCCCAAAACTCTATAAATAATATTGATACAGCCACTGCACAGGTTGAAGTATCACAAGTTTCTTTAGCAAAAACAGCAGCAGCGACAGCGCAAGCCACTGCACAAACTGAACTTACTCAAGCAAATATAGCAATTGATAATGCTCAAACTGCAGTCAATAATTTACAGGCAACTATCGGATCAACAACAAATGTTCTTTCTGGAGTAGATGATGCTGGTGTTCAAATGAATCTTCCATTCGGAATGCAAATGGGTGGAACTGTTTACAATAATGTATTTGTTGGATCAAATGCAACAATAACATTTGGAACAAATGAAGGATGGGTTTATCATACAACTCCAGGCGCACCTTCAGTATCTATTGCTGGATGGGACTGGACTACTTGGAGTACAGGAACTGGAATTACATATTCAACTACTGGAACAAGTTTAGATATTGCTTGGGATTTAAGACCATTTCCACAACAAGATGCTTCTACTCAAATGGTTCAGGTAAGATTTAATGCTGATGTAAATCCAAATGATGGTGCTTGGATGGCAAATGTAACTGCTAATGGACCAATACCAGATCAAGCGAGATTTAATGTTAGAGAAACAACTAACGGTGCACTCATTCCAATTACAGATACTAATGTTGGAGCAGGTTTTGCTGGACAAATAAGTCAAGGTGCAACATTTACTCCGTATGTAGATCCAAACACAGAAACAGTTCAAGCAGCAGTTGATGCAGCAAACGCTACAATTGCACAGTTAAACTCAAGTCTTACTCCAGTAGTTGCTCAAAATACTACAAACACATTAGCAATAAATGCTATTAATACAACATCTTTAACTAATGCCGTAAACTCAGCGGTATCTAGTAAAACAAACTTACAAACACAATTAAATACAAATGCTCAAGAGTTAATTACTGCAATTAGTAACAACATTCCAACCCCTGCCCCAGTAATTTCAGAGGCAGTAGTTCAGGGTACAACAGTTACTATAGCACCAGAACTTCCAACAGGATATGCAGCCAATACTTGGTTTTATCAAGTAGCAACAAATGATCCAAATGCAGAAAACCCATATGCTGGTGGAACATATAATACAGATGGTGCTCCAGAGTCTATTGAATTAACTGGTTTAACGGAAGGTGCTACATACTCTATTAGAGTTGCTAACTGGTCTGGACCTGTAAGTGAGTATACAGAGGTTGTTATTTCTATACCCGCACCAGAGCCAGTCGTAGTTGTTCCATCACAACCAGTTTTTATTTCTGTGCCTGATATTCCTCAACAAACTGTACCAGACGAGACCATTCCAACTGAAGAGGATAATACAGTAATAGAAGATATTCCTGTTGAGGAAACTCCTGTTGAAGAGGTTCCTGTTGAAGAATTGCCTGTTGAAGAAATTCCTGTTGAAGAAATTCCTGTTGAAGAAGTGCCTTCCGAAGAGCCTGAATCTCCCGAAACGGATACACCTGAATCTGATGAATCTTCATCCAACGATGAACTAGAAAATATTCTTGAAGAAAATCAGGATTCTTTTGAAGAAATAGCACAAGATAATGATACCTTATCTGTAGAAGAGGTACAAGATATAGTTAGTGATTTAGTTTCAGATAGTGGTTTAGATGCATCTGAAGTTACAGAAGTTTTAGAAGCAATTGCAAATGGTAAAGAAGTATCTGAAGAAGTTGCTGCTGAAGTTTCATCTACATTATCAGAAGGTGGATTAACAGAAGCAGAAGCAGAGTTTATTACAGAAATGTTGTCTGCAGATGGAGAAATAACAACTGCAGAAGTTATTAATTTATCTGAAGCATTATCTGAAGATGGTAAATTTACCTTAGCAGAAAAAGATTTGGTTGCAGATGTTTTAATTGAATCTGCAGAAGGAGCACCAGTTGAATCCTCTTCCATAGAAGCGGCGGGACTTGAATATCGTGATCTTCCACCATTAATTCCAGTAGAGGTAAGAGAAGATGCTAACGGTAACCCTGTGGTCATTACTGCAGAAGTAGCATCTGCATTGCTTGTGTTAGAAAGTCCTGCAGCATTATTAGATGCGGTTGCTACTTGTTTTAATCCAGATGAAGCAATTGAAGGTTTGACAGAAGAGCAAAAATGTGAGTTGGGTAAAGCCTTACTTAGCATAGGTGCTGATATGTCTATTCCAGAACGTGAAAAAGCAGAAGATATTGTAGTTGTAACAATTATTGCTGGTCAAATAATTGTTGCTGCTGCACCTAGGAGAAGGAGATAAAAATGAAAAAGTTGAAAGAATGGGGCATGGCAATCCTCAATGAAAACTTTACATTTCTTGGCTTCTTTGTGGCATGGGTGGTTTTAGAGGGTAGCGCAAAGACGGTGGTTGGGTATGTAACCCTAGCATCAGTAGCCATATGGTTTGCAACCATAGGAATCCGTAAAGAAGAAGAGTAATAGTATAGTATAATGGAGGTTATGAAAACCTTTCGTAACCTATCATTAATTTCAGTACTAATATTTTCATTGGCTGGATGTGGCTATCAAGGTTTCTATAGATATCCTTGTCAAAATCCTGACAATTGGGAGAAGGCTGAATGCAATCCCCCAATTTGTGAAGCATCTGGAACATGTACAAAAGATATGATTAAGATAGACACAAAAATAGACATAAATACAACAGGGGGAACAAATAATGGCTAAAGAAAAACTATCTCCACAAGATTTAGACGCAAGATTAAAGTTTATATTAGGTATTACATTAGGATCAATTTTATTTCTTACTTCAGTAGGAATTTTATATGGTCTTTTATTTGTGTCGCAACCTATCGGCGCACAGTCTGAAAATGACAAGATGTTTTTTAACGTTTTAGGTAGCGTTGCTACTTTTATTACAGGAACACTTGCAGGACTTCTTATTGGTCAGTCTGGTGCTAAAGATGTAATGTCAGCACAATTAGCCAATAAAGAAATGGATGCAAAAAATACACAAGCAGACAAAAAATTAGAGGCAGAAATTGATGCAACAGCAGCACGTCTAGCAGCAAAGCCAGATGGTGCAATGCCAGAAGAACAACCAGTTGATACAGATTGGGATAAATAAAAATGGCAGATCAAGGTACAGCAGCACGTTTAATTGAAGTTGCTACAGCAGAGGTAGGAACCATTGAAGGGCCTAAAGATAATGAAACTAAATATGGCGCCTATACAAAGGCTAACTTTCAGCCATGGTGCGGATCATTTGTTAACTGGTGTGCTAATGAGGCAGGGGTAAAAGTTCCAAACACTGTTTATACTCCAGGTGGAGCACAAGCATTTAAAAAGGCTGGGTCTTGGATTGATGGAGACTTGGCAGATCCAGAGCCAGGAGATATTGCCTATTTTGATTTTCCATCAGATGGTGTTGATAGGATTAGTCACGTAGGAATTGTCGTAAAAGATAATGAAGATGGAACAGTCTGGTGCATTGAAGGAAATACCAGCCCTGATGAAAAAGGTAGCCAACGTAATGGTGGCCAAGTATCTAAAAAACTTCGTGCATATAAGAAAAATAAAAAAAATATAATGGTTTCTATTGTAGGGTTTGGTAGACCTAAGTTTGGCTCTGCCCCTGCGGGTACTACTAAAAAGGCTGCTGCTAAGCCTAAAACATGCTCAGCATGTGGTCAAACTATTAAATAAAGGTCTTTGACTAAGTAAAAATGGTTTGGTATACTTAAATAGTATATTCTAGGGGGATTTTTTATGACTGTTCTGGCCGTTGTTCGTGATTCAGCAACTAACAAAATATATATGGCTGGTGAACGTGGTGCCTCAGATGATAACACCATACTTTCTTTGACTGCTCCAAAAGTTTGGAAACTTGGCCCATATTTACTTGGATATGCAGGATCATTAGATGGAGAACGTATTCGGTATAATTTTAATCCGTATGTGCCAGATATAAAAGATTTAGATAAGTTTATGCAAACTAAATTTATTAAACAATTAAAAAATTTTTATAATGACTGGTGGGTTGATACTGGTAAAGAGGCTGATCTTGGTTTAATTATTTGTATAAAGGGACAAATATATGAACACAATGCAGTTGATATGTCTTTATCTAAATATAATTTAGATTATTTAGCAATGGGGTCTGGGGCTGAATATGCTTATGGTTATTTACATGCTACAGAAAAATCTAAAGATGCTCGTAAAAGAGTGGTTGGAGCAGTAAATGCTGCTATTAAATTTAGTCCAACTTGCATGGGCCCAGTTGACGTAGTAAGCATTTAAAGGTATACTTACAATATGAATCATTCATATAAAGAAGATTTGTCTCCAGAAGAGACAGAATTTGGTATCTGGCTTGAAAACGGTATTGAAAGAGGTTGGGTAACACCACCTTATTGCAATACACATGATGGTGGATACGAATATATGGGGGAAGAAGAGCAAGAAGAGTGGGAAGCAGGAGGCGACCCATGTTGTCATGTCATCAGATTGATGATATCTTAAAAACTAAGGGGTAAAATGAAACTAAAAAATAAGGTTATTGGTACAATTTTTGGGGTAATTGCTTCATCTTTTGTATTTATTTCAGTTCCAGTTGCAGCAAATGCAGGAGAATGTTCTGTAGCAGATCCATGTCACACTTATGCAGTTCTAGATAATTCTGGAGTTGTGACTAACGTTATTGTGTGTCAACCATCATTTTGCGGTAGTGGAACTCTTCCAGATGGTACTAGAGTAGTTCCACAAGTAGCAGCAAGTTCCACTGGACAAAATCAAGGTGGACACTATAATCATTCTAATACTCCAGGAAAAGATGTTGTTTATTCTAGTGGATCATTTACAATTAATAATGAAGTTGTTGTTAATAAAATAGATGTTGTTACAAATACAACAAATACTGAAACAAGCACTGTTTCCGTTACTATATCCGAAGGAAATCAAAAGAGTTTTTCTTATGAAGATACAATTGGAAAAACTTTTGATCAAATTGAACTTAAGACTTTACCACTTAAAGATAGTGTTACTGCAGTTGTTAGTGCAACCGAAGTAACTAGTACATCTACAAGAACAGAATCAACAATATTTGCAGAAAGAAAAACTGCAGAAGAAGTTTCCTCTATACTTATAGAACGAAATCTTACTTTGTTGCAATCAAAAATTAGTAGATTGTTAATACTTTTAGACGGTTGGACTAAGTAATAATAACTAAATAGTGTTGCGGATATTGCATAGTGGTAGTGCGTAACCTTGCCAAGGTTAATGTGCGGGTCCGATTCCCGCTATCCGCTCCATGCCCTCATCGTCTAGTGGTCAGGACATCACCCTTTCACGGTGGTAGCAGGGGTTCAATTCCCCTTGGGGGTACTGCCTCCTTAACTCAGTGGTAGAGTACCCGCCTTGTAAGCGGGTTGTCGTAGGTTCAAATCCTACAGGGGGCTCAACAAGTGATATAATAGGATTGTATCTGCCAAATGGAGATACAAAAAATGAAACTCGCTGAAAAGGAGAATATAACATGGTAAGTTCATTTGCACTGGATCTTTTTAAGGATCCTTTTTTTATTGGTTTCAACAGAGAGTTAGACCGTTTAAATGCAGTACATAATCTGGCAACTCGTCAGGCATATCCGCCATATGACATTTTAAAATTAGATGAAGACACATATAAGTTGTCTTTAGCAGTTGCTGGATTCTCTAAAGATGATATCAATGTTTCTGTAGATAATGGAACATTAATTATTAAAGGAGAACTTATAGAGGTAGCAGATGCAGAAATTGTTCATAAAGGAATTGCTGGTCGTAAGTTTACCCGCACATTCGCTCTTGGTGAATATATGGAAGTAACTGGTGCTGAAATGAAAGATGGTATGTTGCATATTGACATTGATCGCATTATTCCAGAAGATAAAAAGCCAAAAGAAATTGCTATCAAGGTTGCAAAAAAGTAACTAAAACTGTATAATATATAGTAGACCTGAGCATGTCCATAAACTGCTTATTATTTTTAAAAAGGAGTTATTAGATGCCAAGATATGACTATAAATGTTCTGTTTGTAGTGCACAAATTGAATTTGAAAAATTAATTGGCGACGAACAATTTCCAATATGTTGTAATGAATCTATGCAAAGAGTATGGAGTTCTCCAGGTATAATTTTTAATGGCCGTGGCTTCTATAGCACCGATAACAGAAAGTAGATGTATAATAATACTATGAATAGTGCAATTAAAGATCATCCAAGTGTAAAACCTAAAGTATGGCTTTTAGATGCAACAGATCGTTGTGACTCATGCGCTGCACAGGCATATGTTAAAGTAATTGGTAATTCAGGAGAATTACTTTTCTGTAGCCATCATTATAATAAAATTATGGACAATGCAGTTGGCTATGACAAAATGATGAAGTTTATGGTTGAAATTATTGATGAAAGAGAAAGATTAATAAAAGAATGACACTTAATGACACAAATGTAGATTCCTCACTTTTAATTGAAGAAGTTAAGTTATTAAATTCACAATTATATAATCTTTTATACAAACGTGTTCCACTTGTTTTATCTAATAGAGCAGTTGAAAAGTCTGCTGATTATGCAGAAAATAATATGCCTGGAGCAACAATCTTTAGCGGTAGCCATAAGCCAAGCATGTGGCAATGTGCAGTTTCTAAAATAAAAATAGATGGTCATATAGCAGAATTTGGAGTTTTTCAAGGAGTATCAATTAATTTTTTGGCAAAATTAATTTATCCTAAAAAAATTTTTGGTTTTGACTCATTTAGAGGACTAGAAGAAGACTATGTTTTAGATCATTATAAAGGAAGTTTTGATCAAAATGGAGTTATTCCAAATGTAGATGAAAATGTTTGTTTGGTCAAAGGATCTTTTTCTGAAAGTTTGCCAAAATGGTTAAATAACAATAAAGGTGTATTTTCATTAATTAATATAGATTGTGATACTTATGAGTCCACATTGACTGTACTTAATGAAATTGGACCAAGCAGGATTGTCCCTGGAACTCTTATTTTGTTTGATGAATATTTTGGTTTTCATGGTTGGGAAAATTGTGAATTTAAAGCATGGCAAGAATATTGTAAAAAAAATAACATAAACTATAAATATATTGCTGTATGTCAAATGCAAGTCTTAATAGAAGTGTTATAATATATTAATTACTAGAAAAGTCAGGGAAATAACATGTATGAGTATTTTGTAAAAGAAGTAAAAAATGTTGTTGATGGAGATACCATTGATGTAATTATTGATTTAGGTTTTGATATTTTATTTTCATCCCGTGTTCGTTTGGCTGGCATTGATACGCCAGAGTCACGTACAACAGATAAGGCTGAAAAAGTTCTTGGTCTTGAATCTAAAGAATATTTAAAGAAACAACTTAAGGATGCAAAGTCTGTAGTTATTCGTACAGAAAAAATGAACTCATCTGAAAAATATGGACGTATTCTTGGCTGGATTTATATTAACGGAGAGTCTGAATCAATTAATAATAAGATGATTAACGATGGATATGCTTGGGGATATCTTGGGGAAACTAAGATTAAAGATTTTGAAGTATTAAAAAAGGCTAGAGCAAAGTCTGGCAAGTAATGAAACATATACTTTATTTTACAGCGGAGTGGTGCAATCCATGCAAGCGTACTAGACCTATTGCTGAAGAATTTAATAAAGATAATGTAATTAAAATTCAATTCATAGATGCTGACGATAATGGAGAACTTTGTAGAAAGTTTGAAATTAAAGCAATACCTACTTTTATATTAATTGAAGATAGCAAAGAAATAAAACGTATGAATGGTGCAAAAACTAAAGAGCAAATAGAAGAGTTTATCAATGGATAAAGAAGAAGACAAGATAATTGAAAAACTTATTCTTGAAGGTGGTTTAGAGGTTGCGGGCATTGACTCTGAAGATGGATCATTGTTATATGCCTTTACTCCAAAAATTAAAGAACTAATGCCAGAATTATATAATGACCATATAAACTCTGTAAACTCTGAAATACTTTCTTTGTGGGAGAGAGGGTATGTGGATATAGATCTATTATCCAAAGATCCAATAGTTACCCTGGCCTCAAAGTCATTTGATGAGGCAGAAATATCTAAATTAAACAAACGTGAAAAATGGTCTATTGAAGAACTCAAAAGGCTGTCTGGTAAGCATCCAAATAACTAAAGTCTGATATAATCGGTATATGATAAAAGAAGGCGACTTTGTTATGGGCATGACATCTGAGGGTGTTGTGCATGGCGTTGTAGAGCACATTATGGTTGAGGGTGGAACACTAGGTACCCCTGGATCAGAGTATGCCCTTGAGTCAATGCCACCAGAAAACCCAGCAATGTCTGTTAGAATTTATAAAGAAAAAGATGGCAAGTGGGAACCAACAGCCTATAGTATTGGGATGATGTACAAGGATGCAACTGTTGCAGACATAAACAATCACAATATGGATTCAGAGGTTGCTATAGCAATGTATGATTCATCAATTGGAAAGTCAGAAGATTATTATTCAGATGACGAAGATATGGATAAGTGGAGTAATATTGAAAAGAAATGTTGGGTTGGATATACTCAGCGTGGAATGAAAGATAAGGGTGGGCGCATGGTCCCTAATTGCGTTCCAGTTGGAAAATCAGAAGAAATGGAAGATGAAATGGAAAAAGCAAAAAAGCCTAACTATGGTGAAATGATTCAACCACGTTCTGGTGGATCAACACCTTCAAATCCAAAACTTTATGCAACAGTTGTTCAAGCAGCAAAAGATAAGTTTGATGTATATCCATCTGCAGTTGCAAATTCTTGGGTAGTTCAAGAATACAAGCGACGTGGCGGAACATATAAATCAGAATCACAATCTACCACAAAAACTATTTGGAATGGATCATTTGATCCGAAGGGATTAGTTAAATAATGCCAAAAAGAAAAGCAAGTGCTTTTAATCCTACACAAATAAAAAATGGAAGGGTTGTTCGTTTAAGAAAAGACGGGACTGTTAAAGCAGATCTTGGTCCATATCCAAAAACAAAAATGGGGGTAACTAATGGCAAATAAAGAACAAAAAGGTAACGCTAATAAAAAGAAAGAGCCAAAAATGACTCTTAAAGAAAAGCGTGTTGCTAAACAAGAAAAGAAAAAATCAAAATGAATACATTTTATTTTTTGCATTCATTAGCAATAGGTTTGTTAATGATTGGTTCATTTTTTTGGGGTAGATCTTATGAAAAAAGCAGGGTAAACGAAAATGGCTGATACATATACGCCTAATGCTGGCATGAAGGCTGCTGCTAGACGTGCATTAAAATGGAAAGAAGATGGTAAAGCAACTGGTGCAGGAACTCCTGTAGGTTGGGGTAGAGCAACAGATATAGTTGCTGGTAGAGCAATGTCTTTAAGTACTGTTAAACGTATGTATTCATTTTTTTCTCGTCACGAAGTAGACAAAAAGGGTAAAGGATTTTACGATGGCCCAGAGTTTCCATCCAATGGTCGTATTATGTGGGATGCATGGGGCGGAGATGCAGGGTTTGCATGGAGCCGTGCTATTGTTGAAAGAGAAAAGAAACAGGTAGAAAAGGTTTGGCAGGGGACTGCGTTTGATCTAAGAAAGTAAGGGGGGTATATGGATAATTTAGAAAAAAATGAATTAATACAATTAATTACATTTTATAAGCAAAAACTATCTGACACAGAATTAGAGTCATTAAAATTACAACTTGAAATTAATAAACTTAATTCAATAATTTTAACTTTAAATAAGCAGCCAGAGAAAAAAACTAAATAAATGAAATATTTATTAATTATAGGCTTGACATTGCTTGCTTCTTGGTCTATAATTAAAATATCAAACAAAAAACGAATGATGTTTTTAAAAAAACATAAGTATAAACAAAGTTATATTTATGAAATAGTTAAAGATATTGTTCCAAAACAAGTATTTGATAAACCTAAAGTTATAACACAATCTGAAAAACATATTCAAAAAAATATGTTAAAGGTAGTGATAACAGAAGGAAAAGCGTATTGGATATTGAACAATGTTTTTTATACTGCTAATGCCATAAGTGGCAGAGTAGATGAAGAAACAATAAAGACATTAGATATTGAGAATATGCCAACAAAAGAATTAAATAAAATGTTATCAATACTTGATGACTTAAAACAAGGGGTAGGACCAAATGATAGTGGCAGTGCAGGGAACAAAAGAGTTTAGCGAATATAACGTATTCTTACGTGCTATGAGTGTTGCTCTGTCTGGAATGAAAGATGAAGACAATGAGTTTATTATTTATTCTGCTGGACCATTAAAAATAAATAATTTTGTTTCAGAATTTTCTAATTTGTCAGAGCGTGGCATGAAAGCAAGAGGCAAAAAGATTAAATTTTATAATGTAGCGCCTGCTTGGTTAAATGAAAATATAGATCAAGTTAATTATTTTGCTTTTTTAAGTAGTCCAAAAGAGCCAAAATCAAAGTTGGTTTTAACTGCAGAAGCAAATAACATTGATGTTGGTCTTTTTAAATATTAGGAGAAAAATGATTATTAAAAGTTTAAACACTATGGAAAAAATTGTAAGCAAAAACAAAAACTTAATTTGGCAAGGTTGGGATGTTATTGATTTAAAAGATTCTGATGTAGCAAAAACTTCTCCATTGGGAATTAGAATAAAAGATAAGTGGTATTTGCATAGAGTTTATAAGCCTACTCGTATTGGCTGGGACATACCAAATAAGTATAAGGATTAATCTTGAGACAGCATTTGTGGAAAGATCAAGCCTTATGTTTAGGCCTTGATACAAATATTTATTTTGATAAATATGAAGATCAAGAAAACTCTAGACAAAATGTTGATGCACTCTGTAAGCAGTGTCCAGTTAGGAAAGTTTGTTTTGCTAATGGCGTTTCAGGAAAAGAATGGGGAGTTTGGGGCGGTGTTTATTTAGAAGGTGGAGAAGTTTCAAGAGAGTTTAATAAGCATAAAACTAAAAAAGATTGGTCTGAAACCTGGCAATCTTTGACAATGGAGCAACAATGAGTAAAAAATTTTTAATAACTCCAATAGAGGAGGGGGCAGATCATTTCTTTAATATAAGGCCATCTTCTGAATTTATTCCAGAATGGTACAGAAAATCTGCTAGCCAAATGCCTGGCACAAATTCTGAACTTTTAGTTAGCAATCCAAGTGCAACAACTTCTACGTATAAAAAATGTACTCCATTTTTTGATGCTATAACTGCTGGGTACATGATGCATTTAACAGCAGATATAGAAGTAATAAAAAGAGAAAATAATTTGCCATATATCATGTGGAGAACTGAAAGAAAAATTATTACAGAACACAGTTCGGATCAATGGGAAGGTTTGCCATGTCCAGAAGGGTATTCTCCATTTGTTTATAAATGGCATAATCAGTTTAATATTAAATTACCAAAAGATTATTCTTTAATGTTTTTAAGTCCAATAAATAGATTTGATCTTCCATTTTTAACAATTACTGGAATAGTTGATTGTGACATGTGGACTGGAAGTGTTCACTTTCCATTTTTTATTAAAAATAGTTTTACAGGAATTATTGAAAAAGGAACTCCAATTACACAAATAATACCCATAAAACGTGAATATTGGAAAAAAGAACATGGTAAATATGATGCTAAAAATGCATTTTTAAATCAACAAAAAGTTTTTTCTACAATAAAAAGATCATATAAAAATAATTACTGGCATAGAAAAGAATATAAATAATGTATACAGACTCTATGCGTAAGGCCGTGCACTTAATTACACCACCCAAAGGATTTGGTGTAGAGATTATTGACAATGAGCATTTCCTTACGGTAAAATTAGATGAAGTAAAATTTTTACATATGGGGCATGATGATAAAATATCAGCACTTCAATATGTTGTAAAATTAAAAAAAGCATTAGAAGATTGCGGAGCAATTGTTTTAATAACTAGAGAGGCAGTTAAATGATTAGTCAATTATTTAAACTTATTGTTTGTAAGTTTAAAAAACATGCGTTTGTTGCTGCTGGAGCGTGTCCAGTTACTGGAAAAAGTTATAATGCATGTACAAGATGTGGAGCAATGATAGCAATATGAAAAAGAAAACAAAGGTATTAGTATTAATAGTATTATCTTTCTTAACTGCCATATCTCTTTGGGCAGCCTCTAATTTCAAAAAAATGTCCGATTTAGATATTTTTAATATAGAAGAAGATTAATGCAAACATTTTTACCATTTCAAAATTATGCAGAATCTGCAGAATCTTTAGACAATAAACGTTTAAATAAACAAATACTTGAAGCATACCAAATACTTAAGGTATTGTCTGGCCAGTCACCTTCAGGTGCATGGAGAAATCATCCTGCAGTATTAATGTGGAAAAATGCAGAGTATTCATTAAGAACATATGCTAAAACTATGATTTCAGAGGCTAAGTCAAGGGGTATAAAGACAGACAAGAATGAAGCCAATATAGACGCCTTAGAAGACCTTTGTGGCCCTATATGGGGTACTAATAAGCCATTCTGGGCTAACTCGTCTGGCCCACATTTAAATAGAATTAATATTACCCATAGGGCTAACCTTTATCGTAAAGATCGTATTTACTATGCTAAATTTTATAGAGATATTGATAGCGAATACAACAAACCTTGTTGTGATAAGTGTTTATATTATTGGGCAACCCATGTTATTAAAAGATAGTCGTATAGGGTATAATTAAAAAATGAAAAATATCTTAGTAGTTGGTGGCGGAACCGCTGGCTGGATTACTGCACTTATGGTAAAAAGAAAAATGCCAAGTTTTAATGTTTCTTTAGTAGAATCAGAGGAAATAGGAATTCTTGGTGCTGGAGAAGGCACAACTCCAAATTTTGTTGACATTATGGATTGGTTGGGAATTCCATTAATAGATCTTATAGAAAATACTGGTTGCACAATTAAAAATGGGATTAAGTTTACTAATTGGACACCTAAAAAAGATTACTACTATCATAATTTTGGATCACAAGTACCATCAATATCTCCTAATTTAAAAAATAGTTTTAATCAAACCTTTAATCAAAGCAGTTTGTATTATTTAATGACAGCATATCATAAAATAGATAAAAAAGAATCAGATTATTCATCAATTATAAGTGAAAAAAGAAAAGTTCCATTCACATATGTTGAAAATAAAAAAACAGATAATGCAATTTTTAATTATGATCAGTTAGCAAATTTTGCAGTTCATTTTGATGCAAGAAAACTTGCAAATTTTTTAAAACAAAAAGGAATTGAGCGTGGAATTCAAAGAATAGAGGGAAAGGTTTCTAGAATAGATACAGATAAGAACAATGATATATCTGCCGTTATTTTAGAAAATTCTTTAAAAATAAAAACTGACTTTGTTTTTGATTGTTCTGGTTTTAGTAGAATAATTATTGGGAAACACTATAGTGGTGAGTGGAAAGATTTATCTAATAAATTAACAACAAATGCAGCAATTCCATTTTTTTTACCAAAAGAAAAAGAAAGCAATTTACCACCATATACAGAATCAATTGCAATGAAATATGGATGGATATGGAAAATCCCATTACAAGAAAGATATGGTTGCGGTTATGTTTATAACTCAAGATTAGTTTCATACGAAGATGCTAAAAAAGAACTTGATAATTATTTAGGATTTTCTGTTGAATCACCAAGATCTTTTTCTTTTGTTCCTGGATATTACAAAAGTCCATGGACAAAAAATTGTCTTGCAGTAGGTTTATCCTCTGGATTTTTAGAACCACTGGAAGCAACCTCAATTTGGACATCTGTGTATTTTTTACAGATATTGCTATCTGATGTTTCTCAGTTATTTAATAATTCTGAAAATGCAAGAAAATATTATAATTCAAGATTTTGTGAGTGGTGGGAACAAACTGCAGATTTTATTTTTTTACATTATATGGGTAAAAGAAATGATACAGATTTTTGGAAACATTACACCGAAAATGTGCCTAATTCAATAAAAGAAGTATTTGCTAGATGGGAATCATCTATTCCAACATTTAATGAGTTTTCTTCTATAACAGATGATCGTGGATTTTCCTTACAAAGTTGGTTTGATGTTTGTTATGGATTAGATTTAATAAATTTTAACACAATTAATAATGCTTTTGAGCAAAATGAGTGGTTTAAATATGATGAATTTTTTAATGATGTAAAAAATAATCAAAAAATGTTATCCGAAACATCAATGAATCATGGAGAAATGATAAAAGTTTTAAATGGATATAGAGAGGCTCGTGTACAATAGATATTATGGAAATGATGCTTATTATATTTTTTGCTACCCTATCCTTTTCTTTTTGTTTAGCATACTGGGTTACCCTTAACAGATTTAAAAAATCTAATATTTTAATGGCTGAACTTTTTATAAAAAATGCAGCGCTTGAAGAATTGACAAATAGAATAAAGAACGATGCTGGAATTTCAGATGATTCAATACACAAAGAAAATTTTATTAAATTTCTTTCTGATTCAAGAGATTGGGCTTTTGAGTATATTGAAACTTCGCAAAAAACTATTAAAGAAGTTTCGGATGAACTAAGGAATAAAGGTTTGAACTCTTATTCAGAAAAACTTTTAGCCCTGTTACCAGAAAAGAATACAAAATGAAAATAAAAAATAACGAAGTAGTTTTTATACCAAGCGACAAAGATACAGAAATTTGTATTCCTAGGCCACAACCAAGTAAAAAATATGTACCAAACTGGTTTAAATCTATGCCAATTGAAGTAAAAAAGATTGATGGTTCAGGTATTGACTATACTGCAAAAAAGTGTATGCCATTTATAGATTCATTAACTTCTGGATATACTCAAGAACTTGCATGCGATGTTTATGTTGAATGCAACACAGAAGAAGATGATCCAGCAATTAGTTATAGGTGGTTTGGAGATTTTAGACCATTATCTACAAGACTAGAAGATCATAAGTCTTCAAACTCAATGCCACATTTTCCTGGATATTATAAAACAGAGTTTCATTGGAATACTTTTTGGGAACCAAAAACTCCTCCTGGCTATAGCACTTTTTATTTTCATCCAGCAAATAGATTTGATTTACCTTTTATAACACATAATGGAATTATTGATACTGACGGTTGGCCAATGACTGGCCCAATACCCTTTGTACTTAAAAAAGGATTTTCTGGCTTAATACCAGCAGGAACTCCTATATATCAAATGTTATTTATTAAAAGAGATATTTGGAATTCTGAGCAGGGTAAATATGATGAATTATATAATAAAAAAACATGGTATTCTGTTCGTAGATTTCTAACTGATGGATATAAAAAACAAATTTGGTCAAGAAAAGAATACAATTAATGAAAGAAATTTTATTATCAACACTAACAGGTTTTGGATGCGGTGTCGTGTTCGCAGCATTCAAATTGCCAGTACCAGCACCACCAGTTTTTGCGGGAGTCGCAGGAATAATTGGTTTATGGATTGGCTTTACAACACTAACACAAA